CTATCAACGGAATTGATGAAGCAAGTGCAGATATTATTGCTCGTCTGAAAGTTGAAGTTGAAAAGACTTTGACTAAAATTAATGCTCGTTTTGGTGCTGATAGTATTACGATTGATGATTTCACCGAAGCAAGTGTTACGTTTACTGGCGCCGCAGGTTTTGAGTATTATGTAACGTTTGATGGTATTCTTCGTGCTACGCTTGAAGAGGATGACGAGAATCAAACTCCGGTTGGTACTTATGACCAAGTTGCTAAACTTGAAAAAGAAGCAGATGTTGCCGGTGTAGGTTATAATCCTAATTTCAAGGAATATGACCGTGTTTATGGTGATATTTTTACAGCCACCGAGGGTGTTATGTATGACACTTATGTAATTACTTCTCGTGCTGATTTCACACATCCATTTAATTTACATACAGAGGGTTTACAGGTTACTCAATTTATTGCTATTGACAATACTAAAACTTCTGCAATTACTGCACTTGAAGGGGTATTGGCACTCATTAAGTAAGAAATTGATTTGTTAAAAATGTAACCACAAGGATAACTCCTAATGCTATTAATTGTGGTGTTAGGAGTTATTCTCTTAATGATGCTAATGTTATGCGACAAGTGGGCGTGCAACCTCCTGCCCCACCGGGGAGCGAGGCCGCAGGCCGAGCCATACAAGTTGCACCATTATTATTATTAATCGTCATATAACAATAAATACGATTAGTATTATGATAAAGAGAATATGGAATAAAATAACTACTTTTTTAAGTGGTTATTATTCAGAACATAAAGACGATATTATTATTGGTTTCGTCATTGCTACTGTCGTAGGTATTTTATTTAAGGCTACTGTTGCTACTTGGTTTATGAGTTTATGGATTACATTAGCTTATCAAATCATTATTTGTGGTATTCAAGCTGCAAGAAAGAAAGCAATAATTGGTCTTAAAATCCATCCTATTATTATTAACTTTGTAGTTGGAGTATTTATTTCGTTATTGTTCTTGGTATGGCAGTAATTAATCTTCGAAATGTTGTAGCACTCGGTGTGCTTGAAGATGGTGTATATCCGAGTGTTTATAATGGCCAAACCGGAGAATATATTGGTACAGTAGATGGTGAAGGTGCTGGTGTTAAAACAGTTCCTACATTATATATGTACTATCGAAAGAACGGCCATCTATATTTATATAGGACAAAAGAGAGGATTGAAATAGACTTAACTAATGTAACTGCTTACGATAATAGTGCTCTATTTAAGCTAACTGAAAAATCTGATATTAGTTCTGCAAAGATTACTGAGTTTGAATCTCGAAATATTGATGTAGGACATTATGAATATAAAGTTCCGTGGGTTAAATCAACTCAACAGTATCTTTATATACTTGTACCGATTGTTCGTTCTATACATACAATTACAGTACAAGGTATCATAAGTAATCAGATATTCACTCTTACTGGTATTTATGTTCACGAGGGTAAATCTTGGTGGATTTATCGGACGAATGTAAAGACCAATTTTGATTTTAATGATGCTGTTAATGAGATTCTTGATGTTCAAGTATATGTTCGTGAGCTTACAGCTGAGGACTTAAATCCTGTTGAACAACTTACAAAACTTTTATTTGAACATATTAATAATAAGTTTAATCCTCATGAGGTAACAAAAGAACAAGTTGGTCTTGGCAATGTTGATAACACTGCCGATATGGATAAACCTGTATCTCGACCTCAAAAAGAGTACATTGATGCTCTTGAAAATAGGGTTAAAGGTTGGTTCAAACAGTTGAATGTTTGGATTAACAATCATGTTACTGAAGTTAATAAAAAGTTTCAAGATGTTTGGGCTGCTATAAACAAGAAACTTGATAAAGAAGATTACGAGAATGACAAAGATAATTTCAATGCTCATATTCGTAATTATGATAATCCTCATAGAGTTACTGCTGCACAAGTTGGTTTACCAACAGCCGCAACTGATATTGAGAAATTAAAACAAAAAGCTCAAGAACTTCAAGGTTTGCTTATTAATAAGCAAGATAAAACTTCTGAAGAACTTGTTACTGATAACAAACGTATTGTAGATGCTATTAATGAGATTTATGGTATTGTTGTAGAACATAATAATCATGTTCGTAGCAACAGTATTAATCAAATTGAAGTTACAAGTGAGATTCCTACTACGTTTGAAGATGGTACACTTTGGATTCGTATTCCTCGAAATGAAGAAGATTATATAACAATTAAGATTGAAGCTGTTCCGGTTGATTCTACTATACGAATGATTAATTCGGAAGGTAAAGAATCAGCAGGTATTTGTAGTGCAAGTCTTGAATGTTTAATTCAAAGCCGTTTACATTATATTGTAGAAAAAGAGAATTACATTACAAAAGATGTTTATGTTGATGTAGGTGTTGAAGATACGACAATTAATGTTGTTCTTACACCTAAGACTAAAAAGACATTAACTGTAAATGCAACTCCTGATAATGCTTTAATTATATTTACTGATAAATCTTCTAATGTAGTTATTGCTCAAGGTACTGGTACTCTTACATATGAAACTTATGACCCGCGTGATATTTTAATTCAAGTTGGTGTAAGTGGATATGAAACTTACGAAGAGCGTATTACGTTAGATGAGAATATAATTCGTGATATTACTCTTATTGCTCTACCGGTTGAACAAGGTGCTGTAAGTCTTACGGTGGTCGATAGCGAAACAAAGGCCAAAATAGCCGCATACGTCTATGATAAGGACACGGGTGGTATATTAGGTCAAGTCACAAAAGATACGCCGCTACAACTCACCGGAGATGTCAATACGAGCCGAATTTTGAGGTTTGTTTCGTCGGGTTATATAGAGGTTGAACAACTGGTAACTTATGCAATTCCTACCGCAGAAGTTACTGTTGAAATGGATAAAGTTCCAGTTCAATCTGGTACTATCTATGCAACTGCTGTAAATACTGAATCTACTGCTTTAGACGGTGTTACGTTTGAGTATAAACTCAGTACCGAAAGTAGTTGGAAACCTCTCAATAATGATGAATCGACTGCTGGTAAATCTGAGGCTGTTACAGCTCCAGTTGGAACAAGTGTTGATTTCCGAGCTTCTAAAACTGGTTATATAACTAACACTGGAACTGGTGTTATTACTAATAGTGAATCGAGTGTTACTATTGTACTTGAAGAGGTTCCGCCTGAACCTACAACTAAGGAGTATTACATATATGTAGGTGATAGTGAAACACATCAACCTATTCAAGGTGATACAACTGCTTATTTGTGGGTTACTGATAATTGGGTTAAACAAACTCTTAGCGGTTCTTTCAAAGGTTTTAATTATACTGGTGAACCCGGTAGTACTATTAAAGTTAAATTTGAATCGGTTGGTTATGATACATTAGAACAAGATGTTACATTACCGACTGATGGGGTTGAGCCTATTCAAATAGGTTTATTAATGGTTAAGGAAACTCCTCCTGAACCTACTACTAAGGAATATTTCGTATTTGCTGTTACTGAGAAGAATGCACCTGTTGAAACAGTTACTGCTGCTTCTGTATTAGTTGATGATGAATGGATTCCTCAAGATTTACGAACTGTTGTAGCAAGTATCGGATTTAACTATACTGCTATACCGGGAACTGTTATTAAAGTCAAATTCGTTGCTACTGGATTTATTACTGAAGAAATTAATGTTACTCTTCAAACTGAAAGTGATGAATCTTTAATCGTACCTGTTACTCTTCGTTTTGAGGACGGTATTGATTATATGCAAATCGAAGGTGACGGTACTAAACATCCTATATTTAGAGTTGGTAATGTCGAATCTAATTAACGGTTTAATGATATGAAAGAATCAGTAATTCGCAAAGTATTTTGTGCCTTAAACTGGCCTCCGAAAACTGGTGCTTTTCAGAAGTTAATTACTTTTGTAGTTGAAGGTTTAGCCACTAAGGCTGAATCTTCAACTGTTCAACAATTACAAACAAAAGTAGAAACTCTTGAAGGTACTGTTAATACATTACAAGAAACTGTTACTACTTTAAGTGGTAAAGTAAGTACATTAGAGAGTAATTATACTTCTTTAGAAGGTCGTGTAACTACTCTTGAAACACCGCAAGGTTAATAAAATTCTACAACTATGGCACAACTTAATCTTCTTGAACGAGCTACGGAAGCTGTCGTAATGCTTAATGGTAATCGTCGGCAGGTTCTTGATATGTGGCTTAATGGTAAAAAAGTTTGGCCAATAGATGAACCTGTTGTAGAATTAGCTGTTGATAAAACTCTTGTTATTCTAAATAAAGATAATAATTATCATGATATCATAACTGTTTTCGCAAGTGATACAGTTGAATGGGAATTTGGTAATTAGTTTGTTATTATAGTTAATCGACCAAAAAAAAAACAAATGGCAACTATTCCGAGTTATTTATCATGGGTTCCTAAAACTGGTACTGGAAATGCACAGATTAAGATTAATTCTGCGAATCCTTATACTGGTCGTGCAGATAGAGGCACTAAAATTTCCGGTAAGATTGTCGGAAAGTCTAACGCAGTTACAGTCACGGTTCTTGAAAAAGCTGCTGATGAATTTATCACTCCCGATGGTTTAACTATCTATGTTGTTAAAGATGGTAAAACAATTCATGTAACTGGTAAGTCTAACTCGAAACTTCTTACGTTTACATGGAAAACTAACTTCGGTATTGCAAATGTAACATCATTTAAAGTTAATGATAGTACAACAGCTACGTCTGGTACTGCTATTACTGGTGACCCCGGTGCTACTGGAGAATATACTTATGATGTTACTGTTGTTGTACCGAAGAACGAAACTATTAAAGCTCGTTCTGCAACTCTTGAAATCAAGGGTGGAGGTGAGAGTGTTGTTAAAACTATTACTATTACTCAGGCTCTTGGTGACAGCTATCTGTATCTCAATTCGCAGGGTACAACTACTGCAACTGTTACTATTCCGAAGGGTGGTGGTGAGCAGACTCTGAGTGTTCTGTCGAATGATAGCTGGACATTCGAGCCTTCTAATTAAACTAATTAATCATTTATGAGTGTTATTACTAATAAATGGAATGACGGGAGTGGAGATTCAATTTCTATTGAATCTCCCTCTTTTCAAGGAAACCAGACTGTTAAGATTTCATCTCCTGTTCAGAAAGGTACTTCTAAAAGAAGTATGCGGTTTATTGGAAAATGTCAAAAAGATCCCAGTAAACAAGTTGTTCTTATTGTTGAACAAGAAGCTTCTGTTTATACATATGATTTAATATTAAGTAGTGATAACACTAAAATTGCCGCAAAAGGTGGAACTGCAACTATTACAGCTGTACTTAAAACGTATCGCAATGGTAATTTAGTTAGTACAGATACTGTTACTCCAGTTCTATCAGGAAGCGCTACCGGATTTTCTATATCTGGTATTAAAGTTACTGCAAGTAACCGTACTACTGTTGTAGGAGCTGAAAGAAGTATTACTGTAACTGGTAAGTTCTCTAATACGTTTGATAGTCAAACAGTTTCTGCAAACATTGTTATTAAACAAGAAGCTAATAGTAAAGTATTTAAAGAACTCAGTAATAGGTATGTTAGTTCAAATCCATATACTGGACAAAATACTGTTAAAGCAAATGGTGGTACTGTAAAAGTCAATACTTTTGCAATTTATAATTATACAAGTGGTTCTACATCAGAAACGGATGTAAGTTCTGAATGTACGTTTACTAATCCGAGTTTTGGAACTTGGGATTCAAGTAAACATATTTGGACTTGTCCCTCTGCTGGTACAACAATTTATGAAGATACGAGATCAGCATCTATTAATGTAAAATGGAATGATAAAAGCACAACTTATTATTTATATCAAGAAGCTAATACCGTTTCATATAGTGATATAACCATAACTAAAGAAACTCCCATTAATTTAAGTGCTGCTATGCACATTAATATTAAAGTTTCTGATGGTTTAAGTTATTCTCAGAAAGCTACTTATACAAGCGGTGCTACCACTGATATTACAACAGGTGCTAATATAACTTATTCTGTTCAAAATCCAGTTACTGGATTTACGTTATCAAATAATATATTAAGTGTAACTTCCAATAAATCATTAAATCCTCGTAATGGTTTTGTAGTTAGAATTAATATATTACTTAATGGTAAAACTGCTATTAAGGATATTACTTATAATCAAGCTGCTGGTTATTATACTTATGCTAATCCAGTTGTTACATTAACTTGTAATGATGTTCCTGCAAGCGGTGGTAGTGTTAAAACCGGAAATGTTACATATTCCCAGACATATGGTTGGAATGGTGCAACTACTGGTGCTGGTGTTATAACTGAAGGCGAAGCTTATATTAGCTGGACTGGTGGTGTTGATAATATTCCATCTCTTGGAACTACTGTTAAATCTCGAACTAAAGTAGGTGTTTTAGGTGTAACAGTTAATATTAATGGTAAGTCTGGTAATGCAAATGCTGATATTTATCAAGCTGAAAATAAAGTAACTAATAGTAATTACAATCCTCGAATCACTGCTTATGGAACTCCTACTGTAAGTATTGGTAGTGGTTTAACAGCAGCTGGTGGTTCTGCGAAGGTAAGTGCTTCCGTTACTAATACTGAAACTTATAATGCTTTGTATAGTTCGGGTGCTACTGGCCCGAATCAAACACGAAGTGTTGGTGGTAGTTTATCAATTTCTATGATTGCTAACGGTAATAGTAGATTCAGTTTATCTGGAAATACGATTACTCATAATAATATGGGAATCAATGAAACTACTGATACTGTTACTATAAAAGCTGTAAATGACAGAGATAGTTCTAAGTCAGCTACTGTTTCTAAGAGTATAGTAAACAGTAAAACTGTTAAATCTACTTCTGGTGGTGTTTATACATATGGTAATATAACAGCTGGTACAATTACGAATGCTACGATTCCTGCAAGTGGTGGTTCTGCTACTGCTAAAGCTGGAAATGGTACTCAAAGTTGGAGCAAGTCTGCTACTATTACTACTTATCAATATGATTCTGGTTCTACGCAAGATGTTACAACTGAAAATGCTTCAAGTGGAACTGCTAATGTTGTTCCGAATGTAGCTTCTATTACTGCTACTGCTTCTTCAAAGGGTACAACTGTTTCAGCTCAAACTACTGTTAAAAGTCAAGCTGTTACATGGTCTGCTAATGGTAAATCTGCAAGTGGAACAATGTATATTTATCAAGAAGCAAATGCTGTAATAGATGATAATTACGATGAACATCTTAGTTCTTATGGTACTCCTGAAATGGTTATTATATCTAATCTAATTACTGCTGCTGGAGGTACTGCACGTGCAGCTGGAGTAGTCAGAAATACTTATACTTATTATAATTTATATACATCTGGTAGTACAGTTCCTTATACAAGAACTAAAGCTGGTGTTTATAAAATCGAAATGATTAGTAATGGTAATAATAGATTTTCTATGGATGATACGTATTTGATTACACATTCATCTATGGGAGCTAATGTTACAACTGATACTGCTAAATTTAGATGTTATAATGAAAGTGATAGAACAAAATATGTAGATGACTCTATTTCTGTAAGTAATAGAATTGAATCATATAATTATGGTTCTTGGAATATTAGTATTTCTGCTAATCCTACTTCTCTTCCAGCAACTGGTGGTACTTCTACAATCACTTCGAGTTGTACTCGTTCTAAAACTCCTGTTTATACATCAGGTAGTACTGGAACAGCAACAAGTGAAAGTGCAACTCCAACATTAGCTTTAACAACTAATCCGGGAGGTTTTACATTAAGTGGTAATAAATTAACAGCAGCTAATAATCCTATTGGAGCAAAAACTGCTACTGTAACTGCAAGTTATTCTGGTGCTACTTCTAAGTCAGTTAGTGTTACACAAGCAGCTAGCCTGGATGGTATTGGGTATATGCAGATACAAGGTGATGGAACAAGTCATCCTATTTTTAGAGTAGGTGGTAATACAAGAAGTGTTGAACCTATGTCTATTAATGAAACCTCTGAAACTGCATTTGATGAAGATGTTAGTATATTTGCAAGTATTAAGAAATTTCTAACTAAATTTGTTTAAATTATGGCTAAAATAAATAAAAAAGCTCTCAAAGCATATTTTCAAACTGGAAAAATACCTACTCAATCTAACTTTGCTGATTTAATAGATAGTGTTATGAATATTCCCGATGGGGGGGAGGATTTAACATTAGTTCTTGGTGATGGTGATAAAAACGGTGCTCCTTACGTAAATGGTTATAGATTTGTTAATAATAGGGATAGCGATACTTATTTAATTATTTCTTGTTGGGATAATGATTTAAGTGATAATGTTCCTGTTTTATTATTTTATTTTCCAACTGATAGTCCAAGTACTAATTCTGATACAATAACTTATCACGTTTTAACAAGTGCTGAAGTTAAAGATTTGTATACTGAATTAGGTGGGACTTTTAATGCAGCATCTGATGACCAAGTTGTTTCAGCTATTACGTATTTGGCTTTAGATTGGTTTAAAATATTTAATAGATATAATAATAATCCTCCTGCACCTCGTGTAATACAAAATGGTGTAAGTACTTACTTTGTATATCCTTGTAAACAAGATAACGAATGGTACGTAGGCTATGTAGTAGAATATGAAGTTGATATGGGTGGTTCTAATCAGTTATATAGACTTACTCCGGTTGGTAATTCTCAACTCAAATGGAATATTTCTGATAGTGCTATTATTACTGATTTGAGTAATTATTCTAAATGGACGAGGAAAATTATATTGTAGTTTGCATGGAGGTGGAACTTCAAATTCATGTAATATTAGAAAATCAGATGTTAAAGTTATAACACTTGAAGCTGGAACTGTTGAATATTCTGATATTATATATTCTATTTTGAATGATTCAGTTTCAGTCAAAGGTTGTAAATTACGTAATTGTACTATTTATGGTGCAAAATTTAGTTCTGAATTTACTGAAATAATTGGATGTTAAAGTGCATTCAAAACTGCTTTTAATGGTAGTGCAAATGAAATAAAAGGTTTTATATTTGGTTGCAATTTCAGTGGTTTGGAAAGTATTCCCGGTGTTATGAAAGGTGTTCAATGTTGTAAATTCAAATCTACGTTATTATCTTCTGGTGTAATTATGGCTGATATATTTGGTAACAAAAGTGCTGCATCAAATGGTATGAATACTGGTGTTTAATTAATATCATAAATTATGATTAAAGTCTATTGTAAATTCCTACCGTTCAAAGGATATTTATGTATGACGATATTATGGTGGTTAATCATACGAACTGAATACAAAGATAGAATTACTGAAATTGTTGAACGACATGAAACTGTTCATAGTTATCAGCAAATTACTCTTTTTATCGTAGGTTTGTTGGTTAGTATCATATTAAGTCTTACTACAAATTATTCTTGGTGGGGATTACTTGGTACTGCAATATTTCCTTTATTAGCTTATGTTGTTAGTTGGATAATTGAAATTATATTACCTCCTTATAACCGAGCTTATAAAGATATTTGTTTTGAAGGTGAAGCAAGAAGTTTAGAATTTGATAAAGATTTTAGAAAGAAATTGTTTCCTTTTAGTTTCGTAAAATACATTCCAAATAAGAAATATGGGGGTCGATAATATTAAAGAGTAATAAATGGAACAACTCGTAGGATATTTCGTTGAGTTATTCAGTACTCATTTCGATTTATCATTTATGCTTTGTGTGAATGTTTTAACATACATACTCATTAAAGTAATAGATGATATTAATGGTGATAAATCTGTTGGCACATGGACTAAACGATTGGTTATGTTAATTAGTTGTTTTGCTATTGCCGCAGGATATATAGCAGGTGGATATGAAAATACTACAATTCTTATTAATTCTGCTATTCTTGCACCAGTTGCTTGGAGTTGGATATTCAAACCGATTCTAAAAAAGATTGGTGTTGATTATAAACAAAATCATTAATTAATTAAGATGATTATTACTATGGCATGTGGTGGAAAGAAAGGTGGTAAAAAGACCACTGGTAAGAAAGTAAAGAAATAAATTGTTAGTAATATAACAATTTATATTGTTAAAGATTGAATTGAAATGATGAGAGGTGTTACTAATGTAGCACCTCTTTTTTATAGTGAATATGGTGGGAAATCGACTATTTTAACGTATATTTGTTAGTAGCCCAATATAATATACCTATTAATATTAATCCTCTTATACGCCTATCTATGTTCGATTATACAGCTATTATAGTAGCTATAATAACATCCATAAGTACGATTGCTGGTATTTATCTAAAAGAATGGTTATTTCCTAAACGTAAAGAACAAAAACTTACTATTGAAAAAAGTAATTGTTATATAGAACTTGATAAGATATGTGCTTCTATTCGAGATACTATTCACGCTAATGCTGTTTATATTGCTTATTTTCATAATGGCGGTCATTTCATTAATGGTGTAGAAATGGATAAATACACTGTTGTTGGTGAAGATTATGATTGTTGTATAGTATCTTATAAGAAATCTTTTAAGGATGTTCTTGTTAATAATTTTCCTTATTTATTTCATAATCTTCTTGTTAGAAATCGTCATTATTGTAATGATGTTAGTAAACATAAGTTTCAAGACAGATGTTATAAAGATGAACTTGAAAGTAGAGGTATGAAGTCTGCTTATACTTTTCTTATTAAAGACCCTATTAAAGAAACGCCTATTGGTTTTATTTCTCTTGAATATAATATCGTAGAAGGATTTAATCCTGATGATGAAAAATATATTTGGAAAAAACAAAATACTATTGCTAATCTTTTGAATCTAAATAAGTAAGATATGGGAACACTTAATCAATATGCAGCTCGTATTGCAAACATGGTTAATCAATCTAATAATCACGAACTTAAAGAACGTGTTAAAGATATGATTAAAACTATGTTTGCAAATCGTATCCGACAAAGCATTGAGAAAAATGGAATAGATGATATTCTTAAACTTACTTTTATTGCTCCTGTTGAAGAGTTGAAATATAGTGATATTCTTCCTACTGAATATCGAGTTGCTAATAAAATTAGATTGTTAGGAACAAAGTACAAAGTTCCTACACCAGTGCGCATACAAAGTGATGCGCCTTTTGCGTTTGTAGGTGATACTGTTGGTAATGGATATATGTATGAAAGTTCTATTACATCTCTTAAACTACGTCAAAGTGGACGTCCAACCTGCTCTCCCACCGGGTATCCACGAGCTTATATTATATTAAACGGTCATATAATTATTGCTGAAAAAGTTGGTACAAAAGATATTGATGATAGACGACCAATTAATGAAGTAATGATTACAGGTATATTTGAAAATCCTGATGAAGTTCTTTCGTTCTTTAAGAATGAAGATGGTCAAGATATTGAATTACCTTTACCTAATGATATGCTTGAAAGTATAATTCAAGAAATACTTAAAACTGAATTTGGTATTTATCCTCAAGATTTGGATATTAAAACAAATAATAATAATCCTACTATTGCTCAACGTGGCAATGGTCAAGATTAATATCATGCTTCTATCATTATGGTTGATAACGAATATTATTGGAGAGATTTCGTTAAAGAAGTTCAAATACAACTTAATTCTTTAATTAAACAATTACATCTTGCTTATGAACGACGCAATGATTGTATTTATAATATCAAAGATAATCTTGCTAAATATCAAGAAGCCGGTGTTGATGTTTCAGTAGTATTCGATATTGATAATCGTAGTAAGATTTATTTTAATAAAAAACAAGATGCTCTACTTGGTACTAAACTAATGAGTTATATTCGTAGTTATAATTATTTAGTTTATGAACGTCTTGATAAACTTGATGATGATATAGAAACTCTTGCTGCTCTTAAAGAATTACCTTCTGAAATGTATACTTATATGCAAGATGAAGTTAATAATGAGATAGCTAATTTACTATGCAAAGGTAATAATTATTCTTTTGGTAGTTCCGTAGGTTACGTCTATGTTTACTATAAAAAGACAATGCCCGGTGATGTATGTAGTGTTGTTGATTGGGGTGCTACAAAAGACTTAAAAAAGAAATTGTTAGAACAAGGTATTAATATACGAACTGCTGATAATCCAAATGGTATTCCTTATTTCATATATTATGATTATGACTGGTGTATAAAAGCTGTATATCATAAAGTTAAAGGTCGAATACCGCAAAGTGTTTATTACAAATTCAAATTTGGTCACACAAGTAGTGCTTATGAAAATGGTGAAAAAACTATTGACAGAACACCTTTTGCAATGAAAGGTAAAACTGTTGATGAAATTGCAACAAATCGAAGACTTAATTGTTTCAATAAAATTCTTGCAATTTGTTTTAATCATCCTGACGAAGCTATTAAACTATATCGAAATAATCTTCCTAAACAAAATAACACTTTATGATTGATAATAATATATTCATTAGTAGTGCTACATTAATTCCAGATATGTATAACGATTATAATATACAAAGTGATGACTTTGTAAGTCGTTTTCCTATTTGGGTTGCAAATGCTTTGGAAGAACTTAAATTCATTCAAGCCTATGTTAATGTAGAAAAAGATATTGAATTTGATGACCATCGTTGTCAATTACCGTGGGATTTTCGTGGTGTGATTGATGTCATTATAAATAACAAAAAAGCTGTTCTTAAAAATTCAGCTGAATTTAACAAAGATACTATTACTAAAAAAGTAACAACTGTTCCAACATATACTCCTTATCCCGGTATTCCAAATGCGGATATAACAAGTCCCGGTGATAAAAACGATAGTTTCAATCATGCTCATATTGATAAAGAGCAACCTTATTATTATATTAGTAATAATTGGATTCATACTAACGTTGATTATGGAACTATTCATTTAAGATATAGAGCTTTACCTGTTGTTTATGACAGTATTATAAATATGGATGTTCCTCTTATTTATAATAATGGCCCTCTTAAAAAGTATCTTAAACTTTATGTTCTTAAACAAATGTTATTAAGGGGTTATAAACATCCGGTTGTAAGTCTTACAGCAAACAATCCTTATACAAATCCTGCGATAGAACTCGATAGAATGAGAATACAAGTTCGAGTTTCTTGTAACAAATTTAGTAACGACCGTCGAGAGAATATTGCTACTATTCTTCGTACATTAGAATAATAGAAATTATGAAAGTTTTAGGTCTTGATTTAGATAATTCACCTCATATTGCACAAGATAAATCTTTACGATATGCTAAAAATATAACTATTGATAATAAAGGTCAAAGTTATTTTAATGAAAGAGGATTTGATTTCATAGGTGAATTAGATGATATTCTTGAAAATCATCCGACAAATCGGTATATCATTCCTTATATTTATAGTAATGCCGATAATCACAAATATAATATTATAGGTACAATTCCAACTAATGTTGGTGTTGTACTTTTTTGCGTTGTAGAACATTGGAATAATGCAGATAAATCTGATTTACAAACTAACGACGCTATTATATATCTTAATCTTGATGATAATAATCCAACTGTAAAACGTTGTCTATATAGTACATCTGGTGCATTTGGATTCAGTATTGATAGACCAATTCATGGAGATTATATATACAATTATAAAGAAAATTTAATTGTTACATTTACTGAAGGAACTGATGAATCAGCAAATGAAACAAGAATTATTAATCTGACTGACCCGTTTTATGATGGTAACAATGGAGATGATACTGCAATAGGATATGATATCACTGTTGATGAAGTTGATTCATTTAATCTTATTCCAAATGTTACTTATCCTGAACTTCAATTAGAAGTTGAAGACGGTGGTAATCTTAAAACTGGTGCTTATCAAATAGCAATTAAATATCGTCTTGATGATGGTACTTATACTAACTATTCTCCTTTGAGTACATCACTTATTGTTTGTGGTAATTACGAAGAAGATTATGCGTTAGGTATCGAAATCAATAAAAATATTACTATTAGTTTTAGAAATAGTGGTATTAAATATAAACATTGTAGATTTGCTATTGTTTATATTACTGACGAAGCTCAATTATCATATGAAACAGATGATATTTCAATTAATGGTGTAAGTACTACTCATATTGTAAGTGATGTTTCATATTTATCTACTATAAGTCTTGATGATATTTTTATTAAAAATATATCATATATTCGAGATAATACTCTTGTTAATTTCAATAATAGACTTATTCGAGGTAATGTAAAAACTCTTGATTATAGTAAACTTGATAGTGAACTTAAAGAATTTGCAGAGAATAATCTTGATGTTCAATTAAGTTGGAATCCGAGTTCTTCTTATATTAATAGTACTCGACGTTATTTCAAAAGTGGTGAAGTTTATGTTCTTTATGCTGGATATTATGATTATAAAGGTGACCTTGTAAATATACATCATATTCCTTGGAAAGCTAACAATTATGATATTGAAGCATATCCCGTAGGTTCTACTAATCGAAATGCTCATAAAATTCCTTATAAATCTGAAAGTATTAGTAAGATTATAAGTCCGAGTTGGAAGAGTTTACCTGATATTGATGCTACTGAACAAGTAGATGAAATTGCCAAAATTGGAGTTGGTAGTGAGAATCCTACAATAGCTCGTAATCGTTATTTTACTTTATACGGAGTTTCAACTGGACACGCAACTGTTAAAGCAAAAGGTCGTTCTTTAACAAAAGGTAAACTGAAATTACCAAGTCTTCCATTACCGTATACAACTGAAGATTCTGAAGGTGGAGTTAATCCTTCTGATTATCAAGTTGTAGTATTGGAGATAACAAGTGAGAGTACATCGAGCCAGTTAATTGGTGTTGAATGTAGTCCTACATTTGGTGGAAATAATGTGATACCTGCTGGTATAAATTTAACTACAAAAGTTTATGATGCTACATCGGTAGTTAAACAGATTGATTCAGAAGAATCTGAAGCTGAAACCGGATATTATGAAATTTCTGAATCTAATCTTTTAGCATCGGATAGTAAATCCGCAGTTATTGGTAGTACAATTAATACCAAAACTAATTTCGTAATTAATCTTGATGCAAAAGAAACTAAATATATTTTAATTGAAGCTCGATTAAGTGACAAAGTTGATGGTTCAACTGCTCCGACATTTAATTGGTTAACTCAATTATATTCTACTTCTTCTGAATGGAATCCTACTTATACATTAAGTCCTAATATCAATATTAAAGCTAATCTTGCTGGTAAAACAGACTTAATGGATAAATATATTAGTTCAATAGTTTATTTCTTTGTTGAACATAATATTAATAATTCTCGAATTGTTACACAAGGTTTCGCAATGCGAGATACTGAAACTAACAATTTCGGTAAGAATCAAACTTATAAAAATCCTTTTGGTGGAGATAACGCAAGATTTTATACATTTGAATATCTCTATAATAAAATAAATAGTATTAGAGGTAAACTTAAACCTTTATACTTTGAAACTGATGTTCTTAAATTTGTTAAAAATGAAGAACTTGATGATGATATAAAAGTATTTCTAGCTAAATGGAAAGGTTCTGATTTTAATGGATTTAATGATAATCCTAATGAATCTGGAACTCGATTCTTAGATGCTGACATTAATAGTCTTACAATTGATACTTCTCGTGCAACCAAAGACGTTTCACTTGAATATATCAATGCTAATATTAGTTCTCAAAACAATATTGCTGGCGACAGTTATTATCGTATCGAAAAAGGTTTTGATGGATTTAATAAAAGTACAGATAATGAAGAATGGGCAAGAGGATACATTGCCGATTTAATTAATAATTCTGAAACACTTTATTCTGATGTTAATAATCAGAAACTTCAAATTGCATCTAATATAATTAATATTAAAGGTTCTTCTGAAGTAATAACTTCTTTAGTTGGTGATACATTTATTGGATATATAACACTTCGAGCTACTGCTCCATCATCTGATTATCGTTATGGTGATGCTCAAGCAAAAGAATTAGACAGTAATGCTACCGTTTATCGTTGGATATTCACTGTTCCTCTTGAAAGTAAATTCAATATTCTTGCTCGATTCAGTGTTAATAATGTAGATAAATCTTTCAAATATCACGATAAACGTGGTAATGAATTACGCGAATTTTATCAATTAAGTTATCAAGTTGATAATTTCATAAATAGTAGTGTTGGTAAAGGATATTCTCCTGTTTACAATGAGAATGGAATTGAAACATTTACTTATTTTGAAGAAATTCCCGGAACTCAAGACCATCCTTATCGTATAATTCGTAGTCAATTACAGAGTGCTGAAAATGCTAATCTTAATTGGCGATTATTTAGGAGTGATGATTATAAAGATATGCCTTTTAATCGAGGTGAAATTATTGCATTAAAAACTGACAATAAAAATCTTTATATTCAACAGACATACGGTCTACACTTATTACAACTTCGTGATACACTTTCTAATACTGATGAAGGTACTTCATATTTAGGTACAGCTGATATATTTAATATGGAACCTCAAGAGGTTACATATAGTCCCAGTGGTTATATAGGTTGTCAAAGTTATTTTGATACTCACGTTAATGTTATTGGTTATTTTGTTATTGATGCAGTTCATAGACGTATCTTCAATATCAATGGAGATAAAGTAAGTAATATGACTGCTCTTAATGCTCTTAAATGGTTTGACGGTAATCTTGCAAAAGATGTAATTAATCCGTTTAAGAATAATGGTAGAATTTGGGCATTTAATGAAGATACTAATATCTTATATTTAGTCCAAAATGTTAATAACAAACAGTTCACAATTAGTTTTAGTCCTGTTGCTAATGCTTGGATTTCATTCCATGACTATAATCCTATCGTAGGTATTACTAATCGAAATGGATTATTCTGGTTTGATAAACATGGTATTTATGCAATATCTAAAAATAATTATGGTCGATTCTTAAAAGATGATAATGGTAATCAACTTATTAAAGAATCATATATTAAATTTATTCTTAACGACAATAGTAGTTATAATAAGTTATTAAATAATATTGCTTGGAAAGACAGAGTTGATATTGTTAATAATCTGTTACCTACTATTAATGAATTTGAGAAAACTATTAATGCTATATTGGTTCATAATGATGACCAATGTACTGGTTATAAACTTGTTAAATTTAATGATAAATGGTATAATGGTACAACTGGTGTTAATAAAGTAAATCTTTGGAGATTTAATAATGTTAATGATATACACAAACAAATACCTTTTATGATTACCGATTTAGTTGTAGATGAATCTGCACTAAAAAGTAAAGCTAAATGGTATGATGTTAATAAGTTCATTTGTCAATATGTTTATTGTATAATGAAGTTTAATAATAATGATAATAACAGACTTTGGGAACTTATTGATGTTAATCCTGAATGGATTCTTGATAATCGTAATAATCAAAGGTAATTTGTAACAACTTGTGCGGCTCGGCCTTCGGCCTCGCTCCCCGGTGGGGCAGGAGGTTGCACGCCCACTTGTCACGTTACTCAAACTTTTAATGGTATGTCTAATCGTAAAATTAATCCTGATAGTCTTCGTCAAGTTACTCGTTATATTAATGAGTATTCTCAACATATTTGGGATAACGAATTGACTGGTGATAAAGAATTTGTTCGTGTTAAAGAAAATGGTAAACTTAAAACTGTTCGTTCACGTTCAAAAAATGGTAAATATTATTATCCTTATCCCTCGTATGAAGGTGGTGCTAAAACTATTGGCCCCGGTTTTAAGTTAAATGATACTTCTGATTTTACTAAATCTGTTAAAGCAAAAGGTAAAGCAACAAGAAAACAAATTGATGCTGAATTAAATCGTCGTATGGCTAAAGCCTACAATGATGTTCGTGATATTTATTCTGAGAAATATGGTATTGATGATTTCAATACTTTACCTCAACCTATTGTTAATCTTATGTCTAATCTTGCATATCGAGTAGGTCGAACTGGTTTTAGACAATATAAGAAATTGTTAAAAGGTGCTAATGAACGTAATACAGATAGTATTATTAGAGAATATACTACTGGTAATAAAAGAAGAGATAAATCTGAATTAGAAATATTTAAGAATAATAGTTCTAATGATTATGATATGATTAGAAATAGATTATTTTCTAATTTTAATACTGATGATAATCCTGATAATTATGTTGAAGATATGAGTAAAACTAATCGTAAAAAATATAATTTCGGTGGTATTCGTTCCACACATGATGCTACTGCTGATTATTTAGGAATGGCTCGTAATTCCGGTAATAGTTTTTTCGGCAATGGTATAATTGATATGCTTTATCATGGTGGGACAAATGATGATACTGGAATCCCAGTTAAGAACTATGTAGATAAGTTGATTGCTAATGATAAACTTATCTATGCAAATATGCAGAACAAAATCAATAATGAAATTTTAACTTCTCGTGGTATTACTGCTAAATTCGGTGGACTTGTTGGAACTCCTCGTAGGAAATTTTATTGGGGTGGAACAAGTATTAATGACCCCGGTAGTGTTCAATGGGGTACACGAGTTCAAACCAGTGATATTGACGAATCTAAATATAGTGCTGATGGCGAAGGTATCGTAGGTGGTAGCGCTTTAAGTGGAGCTGGAACTGGATTAGGAATTGGAGCTGCTGTTGGTGGAACTGCGGCGCTTGCTACTGGTGCAGCTGCTGGTTCTTGGCTTGGCCCTATCGGTGCTGGTATCGGTGCATTAATTGGTGGTATCGTTGGTTTGTTTACTGGACGTAAGAAAAAACGTCAAGAAGAGCGTCGTCGTCAAGAACTTTTAGCTGAACAAGCTGAAATGGAACGTCAGCAGACTTTGGGTAATATGCAAGATAATGTTGAAAATGATGTTGCAACTATTCGACAAAGTAATCTTGGTAATTACTCAGAAGGTACAGGATTTTATGCTAAATTAGGTGGAATGATTGGTCGTAGAAAATTAAACACCGGCGGCCAAGTAGTTCCTAATTCATCTAATAGTGTTGTTGCTTATGGTCAAACGCATGAACAATATAATCCTGCTACTGGTGAAACTGGAATTATATATGGAGATTCGGAAATTGAAGGCGGCGGCGCTAAAAATGGTCGAATGTATGCTGGTGAAGTTGTTCGTGAAACTCCTGAAGGTGGTCAAGTATTCAGTGATACGATTAAAGTTCCCGGAACAAATCGTACTTTCGCTGATTACGCAAAGAAACTTACTGATATGAAAGGTAAAAAAGAAGCTCAAGTTATTCAACTTGCTGATGGAGTTACATTATCTTTGTCTGCATTAGATAAGAGTAAAACTAACAAATTACAAACTGGAACAAATGTTCGTAATATTGAAAAGTTAGTTTATAGAATGAATAAAGCTCGCGGTGAATCTGAAACTATTGATGCTAAAACAGCAGATTTGTTTGAAGCTCAAGAACTTTATGCCACTGCTTTAGGACTTCGTGATGATGCTCCGATTATGCGTTGTGGTGGAATGATAAGAAAGAAAAGACCTTTTGGTGGATATGCTTCACCTTATAGTCTTACAGGAGTTTCAGCTCCTAAACTTACTACTTTACCTCCAATTCAAACTACTGCAAGTGCTGGCGGTGGTTCTACATTTAAGTTCGGATTTAATGAATTTGGACTTGGTATGAATCTTGCAAGTTCTCTGTTTGGAATTGTAGGTAATGCTCTTAATACTCGTGCTAATCGAAAGGCTATTGAATTTGAATCTACACTTCATGTTCCGAAAGGTAATAAAGTAGATGCTGTCCAATATAGTACAGATTATGATATTAGTGAGGAATTACAAGAACTTGGTACACAAGAACGTAGAGCTGCTCGATATATTACTGATAACACAAGTAATGTTCAAACTGCTCGAAATAGTGTAGCAAATCTTGCAATTAATGCTCAACTTGCTCGAAACAAACTGTATGGAGCTAAGAAAGATTATCAACGTCAAAGATATGATTTAAATAGGCAAGAACGAGTTAATGCTCGAAATGCTAATAGTCAAATTATGTATCAAGACGCTATTAATGAATATAACAAAGCTGTCGGCTTGAATCAACAGTTAATGGCAGTCAGAACGCAAGGATTACAAGGAATGTTACAAGGAGTTGAAGGTCTTGCCGGAGCAGTTAATAATTACGCAAGTGCCCGCTTATACGAGAAATTATGGCCTCGTGGAGTAACTAATCACATGAGAAGTGGTTTTGCTTGTGGTGGTCTTGCAAGACGTAAAAGAGCTTAATATGATACGTGATATATCGGATTATTCTTTTATAGGATAGTCCGATATTCACGATTTTTTGTATATTTGTAATGATACAAATAGTGGTACAAACACGCGCGACAAGTGGGCGTGCAACCTCCTGCCCCACCGGGGAGCGGAGCCGCTGTGCGGAGCACAGCAGGCGGAGCCATACGAATTACAACTAATTTACAAACTAATCATTATAAAATTATGGCAGAAATTGCAATAGGTCGATACGATACTAATACATTAAAAACTCCACAATTACAAGATTATGGAAGTGTATATGCTGCTGTTGGAAATGCTTTGAATCAAAAGTATTACCAAAATCGTGAAGCTTATATTAATAGAATTGCTAATCCTTTAAGTCAAATTAAGGCAACTTCTCGTGGACAAAAAGTTCTTGATTCTGAAAGAGCTAAGATTGTTGAAGGTGCTAATGAATTTAAAGAACAAGATAATTGGTTTGCAGCAGATGATTATATTTATAAGCAAACTGAGAATATTCTGACCAATGAAGGTCTTAAAGCTGTTCAAGCTGATTATGCTTTGGAACAGCAGTATATGGAAGATTTGAAAAAGAGTGATTGGGATACTCAAAATCAAAATGCTTTCCTACTTCGTAGTCGTTTACAATCTTCTGATATTATTTATGATGCAGAAACTAATACTGTCGTAAGCGGTGGTTTTAATGGAGTTCAAATCGGTAAAAAGTTCGATGTAAATAAATATCAAAAAGACGTATTTGATATTCTTTCAAAAGCTAAAGCTGATAAAGTATCATTTGAAAATCTTGTTACTAATCCTGATATGATACGTCAGTATGGATTAGATGTTGCAACAGGTTTTGATGGTGAAAAGTTAGCAAGTCACTTTGTTAAAACTGGTAGTGAAAGAGAAGGTATTACAGAACAAGAGATTATGAGTTATGCTATGTCATTACTCAAATCTAATCCTGATTATACTAATTATCTTACTACTATTTGGCAGAATCAAGATGCTCTTACTCGATTTGTAAAAGATGATAGTTCTGCTGGTGGACATTTAAGAGATTACGAATTAGGAGATTATGCTCCTTTATTCGCTGGTAATCCTACAATGTTCGCTCTTAATGGTTTAGGTATTAACGTAAATGAACTTGGTGCTCCTACAAAAGACGGTAAGTTTACTATTAATTCTAAATTACCTGCTGAAGTTAAAACTTTGTTAGATACTGTTAATAAGGAATATGGAGTTAATGTTCTCGATATATTACAGAATAAAGCTCAAGTTCCACCTGAACTTATTCAAGCTGGTTTACAGAATTATGTAGATAGAATGTTTGAAAGTTATGCTGCTGGTGTACTTGGTGCTACTGATGATATTGAGAATCTCGATAGAACCGCTTTTACACAAAGTGTTTTATCTGGTCAATTCATTAATAATAATATTCAAAGTTTAGCTGGTGCTGCCGCAGGTTTATATTCTTATCAAGATATTAAGACTACTGTTGGTTTAATTGCTAATCCCGGTTATACAGCTTATGTTAAAGCTCGTGCAAAAGGTAAGCAACAAGAACTTGAAACTCTTCAACAATATGCTCCATATCTTGATACATTAGGTGGTTTTGAAGTTACTGGTGATAGTGTTGCAGAAAACATTAATCGTCGTAATGAAATTACTGACCAAATGACTAAACTTTCAAATTCTATGAATCAGATATTTACATCTGATGAACTTGGAATTTTAGGTCTTAGTCCGGGAGATGGTAATATTGTTAAAACACTTAATATTTCTACTGCTGAAAGATTAGTTGATTCAGCAGGTCTTGATGAAGAAACAGCAGCTAATCTTAAAGGTAAACTTTTACAAGTTCAGACTGCTCAACGTAATTATAATAATCTTCAAGCTAAACTTCGTTCTGACGAAATTCAACTCAATTCTGTATTTGATACTTGGAAAGAACACCGAGATAGAATCGAAGGTGATATAGGTTGGTATCGAGTTAATAATGAAGAAGCTAAGATTATTCTTGATAATAGACTCGACAGTTATGACAAATACGTTGATTATATAAATCAAAATTATAAAGAACTTTATAATCCTGAAACATATAGTAGCACTTGGGTACGAAAAGATGGTGTAACAACTGGAGCTAAATATCTTGGTGATATGCTGACAAAAGAAGAGTTTGAATCTACTTTGTCTAATGCAGCAGATAATGTTTCAAATCGTTATCGTAAAGCTATTGCTGATGCACCTCTTGAATTTACAGCAACTCGTGATATTATTGCTAATCCCTCAAGATTCCAACAAAATTACATGGCAGCTGCTATGGTAAATTGGAAAAAAGGTGCTGGTAATATTAGTGTTGTTCAAACTCCGTCTGGAGAAGGTACTGGTCTTACCGGAATGCAATTAGCTAAGTATATGAACTTTGATGCGTTCCCTACTTCGACAACTACCAATTCAAAAGGTACAAGTGTAACTCGTCAGAGTAACGCTACTAAAAATTCTAAACCTCTTTCAGGTAAAGAACTTGGTCTTGATTACGATATTTATAAGACTGAAGTTAGTCCGATTGCTAATGGAATTGCAGCTCGTGAAGGTCGTAATGAATATGCAATTACTCTTTTCGATGAAACCGGTGCTGCTCGTGGTAATATTATTTTTTCCGAACAAGTAGACCCTTCTACTATTGCTCGTCAAATTCTTGATAATTATCGTAATATTAAACCTTATGCTAAAATTGGTGGTGAAGGTTTACAACGTAGTGCTGGAATGATTGAATCTCAATACGCTTCGGGATTTATTGATTTCAATACTACTGGTGCTAATAATAGTCCTGCTGTTGCAAACATCGCAGACCTTCAAAGAACTGTTGATGATTTAGGTAAAGTTGAATATGATTTGAATATTCACGAACCTTTCTATAATAGTATTGACGGTAATAGTCGTAAAGTTGAGATTGGTAGAACAACACAAGGTTATTATATAAAAGATATTAGTGGATTAAAATATCCTGATGGTTCTGTTCATTATGGAGAATTTGGATATAATACAATTCCTAATAGTCTTTACACAATTAAAGGTATAACTCCTAATAATATTCAATATTATGAAACTATAAATGAAGCATTAGCTCCTATTGCAGAATATGTTTTAACTCAATATGGAGTTGTTCTTGATATGCAAGAAGCCGCCGAGGCTATTCAAATGAATAAAATAAATAATGCTAATATAGGATATTAAATTATGCCAAATCTAACAGATATTAAAATTCCTATTACAGGTTCGCAAGCTCTTACTCCTTCTGAAACACCAATTCAGGGAGTAGGAGCTACTCCTGTTTTACCCGGTAGTATGCCGGAACCTGAACTTTCTCGTGGTAGAAAACAATCTTCAATTCGACCTTTTAATATTTCTGAATATGAAAATATATTAGGTCGAGGTCAAGTTAATCCTAATCTTGATTTAAGTGTTCTTAATGAAAATAGAGCACAAAATCAAAGTGGTTGGTATTTAACTAAAAATGCTATTGGTCAATTAGGAACTACTATTCTCGGTGGTACTATTACTGGTATTGGTAGTATTCTTAATTTCTTTCCTACTACATATCGTGCTATTAGTCAAATATGGGATGATAATGCAAAATATAAATGGGACAAAGCTATCAACGAAGGTCTTGGTTCTGAATGGCAAAGAATAGGTAAAGACATTGAGAATTGGGGTCGTAAAGTAATGCCTATTTATCAAACAGAACAAGCTCAAAAAGGTGGTTTTGCTGGTGGTATGGGTGATGCTACTTGGTGGGCAAGTATGTTTCCTACCGTAGGTTCTGCGGCCGCATCTATGCTTCCTGTTATTGGACAAATGCGAGCTTTACAAGCTGTTGGTAAATTGGGAACAATGATTAACGGTGTTGGTCGTTTAGGTTCTGCATTGAATAAAGCAGGTCGTGCATTACAAAATCCTTATACTCAACAGATAATTGGTACTTTATACGGAGCACATCTTGATAGTATGGAAGAAATTGTTCGTGGTTATGATGAACAATATCAATATGCTCTCGATTTAGGTTTCAATGAAGATGATGCTCGTAAGTTTGCATCTGTTTATGCTTCTGAAAGTTACAATGATGCTTGGGCTTATGGAGTATTATTTAATGCTATTGAACTTAATAGTATGCTTCGTGGTATTAAAGAAGCTCCAGTTAATAGTATTTCTATTGAAAAAGGTTTAAAAAGTAATATAAAAGGTCTTGCACAAAAAGGTAAGACTTTTGTTTTAGATAGTGAAACATCTAAACTTAATCGCAAACTTATTCCGAGTATTGGACTTCATAAAACAAAAGATTTCTTTTCTGTTGCTTTATCTGAAGGTCTTGAAGAAATGCGAGTTGATATGGCACTTAATGAAGGTGCCGTTGCCGCAAAGAAAGAACTTGGGATTGAAGATGAAACTGCTGATTTAACTCCGTTAGCTCGTATGGGAAGACTTGTTGAACAAGCTTCTTCATGGGATAGTTTTATTTGGGGTGCTATTGGTGGTGGTGTAATGTCTGCTGGACGTAATGGTGTTACACGAATACTTAATGGTAAAGCTCAACAAGAAGCTGAAAATAAGCGAGCTACTAACATTATAAATGGTATTCAAGATACTGCCGCAGCTATTGCTGATTTTGACGGTGATATGAATATTAAAGTAACTGAAACTCCAGTTTTAGATGAAGCTGGTAATCAAGTTATGAATAGTGATGGTACTCCAAAAGTTAACAGAACTATTACTGACCCTGCTTCAAGTTTACTTGTTGGTATTATGGGTAGAATTGGTTCTGCTAATGGGTTCAATTATGCTGTTGAATATTTTGATGAATTAAGTAAATTATCAGATGCTCAACTTGAAGAAGTTTACGGTGCTAATAAACGACCTGTCGTAGATGCTCTTCGTAGAGAATTTACTATTATGCGAGATATTCATGCTCGTAATATGGGTTTAAGTTGGGGTAATCCTTTCGACAATGTTCTTAAAGTTCAGGCATCAACTGATGATTATTTACTTGACTATTATCGTCGTCAATTAGCTATCGTTGATACTGATATTCAAACTTTCGATATTGAAGCGTCTAATCTTCGTAAGCAACGAGATGAAGCCCTTAAAGCTATTGATAGTAAACTCCATAGCTTAAATGTAGAAAAGACTGTTCTTGAACAAGAACGTGAAGAACTGCAAAAAGTTATTGAAGATTATAAAACTCAACTTGAAGATAAAACTCGTAATAAAGCGATTAGTACACTTGAAGGTAAACGTACTCGATTAGTAAATAAGATTAAAACTATTGAAGATACAATTAATGGTTTGCAATCTCAAATTGATGAATTAAATACTTATATTGCTAATCAAGGTGCTATCAGTACAAAACAACCTAATCGCAAAGCTCGTAAACCGTATCTTCTTGAAATTAAAAATAGTAAGAAATCTATTTTAAGTCTGCAACAACAAATTGCAAATGCTCGTCAGGCTATTGCAGAATTAGAAGTTGGTAAACTCCAATATGAGCAAGAACTTGCTATTCATAATGGAGAGATTGCTGATACTCGTAGGAAGATTGAATTATTTGAAAATGATTTAGCTGATTACGATACAAGACTTAATAGAATTAATAGTGATATTACAGAACAGAGTGAACGTGAAAATAACAATGTAGCTGAATATAATGAAGCTGCAAAACGTTTGCGTGAAACTCGCAATAACAATAATCAAACATATAAATCTCTTGAAGAGGCTCGAACTCAACTAAGTATGGCTGTAATGGCTCTCGAAGAAAATGTTAATAATCGAGATGAGATTATGGCTGAACGAAGTAAGTTACTTAAAGAAGTTTATGATAAACAAGAAGAGATTGAAAAAGCTAAAGATAAAGTAGAAGAAACTACTGAAACTACTAATCGAGAAGCAAGTCAAGAACCCGAAAATGTTACTACCGAGGTGCTGACAGACAGTAACGGGATTTCGTACTCTCTCGATGACAGCGAGGCCCCAAATACCGTTGATATTAAAAATAAGGTATATTCGGTAGGCTCAAAATTTAATGTCGCAGAATCGCCCAAAACCGTGCAAAGAATCGAGGTCGTAACCGACGACGAAACCGATTTTAGTGCTGTAATGGTTACTATAAAAGATGATGCGACTGGTAAAGAAGATACATATTCTGCAAAAGAACTTGCAGGTATGGATATTACTGAAATTCGAAATGAAGTTCAAACTAAATTTGATGCTATTTATAAAACACTTTATAGTATTCAAGATAAACTTTCGGCAGATGAATTTGAAAATCATTATTTAGATACTATTATAAATCTACATAAAGAATTATCTAATTCTAATAGTGATACTTATAAAGCATTATTATCACCTATTGATAATACTGAACTTAATACGTTACGAACTAATATTATTGGTAATTTTATTGGTTGGATAAATGAATATCAACCTACTGAAATTAGTAATGAGAATTTAGAAAAAGCTAATCGTGTAAAACAGTTATTATCAGATAGTAATGTTCGTATTGCAAACAATCTTAAATCTAATCTTTTCAAAGATTGGATTTGGAATCTTTATGGTGGTGATATAGTTGGTTATCGTGAAGAAGAAAACGCTAAAATGCGTGAAGCTATTGCTGACTATATCGCTAACGTTGCTAATGTTCTTAACAATAATTATACTATAACTGATGGTAAATTAACTCTTAAGAATATTAATGTAGACCATAATGTAATTCGAGCACAAATCGAAGGTCTTACTCAAATCAAATTTGAGAATCTTAATAGTAATTTTGATACTGTTAGATATTCAAATTTCTATCATAAGATAACACTATTCAAAAATAGTATTATTAATGAAGTAGCTAAAAGTACAACTGAATTTTACAAAACTAATATCGCATATATTAATAGTGTGATGAATAGATTTATTAGTAAAATTCGTGCTATTAGACAAGATGAAGATAGTCCGTTACATGATGCTCTTGTAAATGATGATGGCTTTGGTAGTCAAACTTCTAAAATTATGGAATTTGCTACTGCCGTAAATAATTTAGCAAAAGAGTTTTTAGAATATGGTGCTGTTCCTAATCTTCCTGCTCGTACAAGACTTCATACATTAGCTCAATCAATTCAACCTTATTTGGTATCTGATGTTGATGCTTTGAATCTTACTGGTGTGGATGTTATTACTGCTGTTCGTCAAAGTAATGTTCTTGATTTATTAAGAAATGCTCGAATGGCTTATTCTATTCTTTCGAGATATTATAATTTTGAAAGTGGTACTGAATTAAACGATGATGTATCTATTCTTAATAGTCTTGATGTACTTGCTAACAGTGTTTCTGACTTTATAGATGATACTGAATCGAGAGATGAATTTAATACTAATGACTATCGTTATTACATTAGTGATTCAATGCGTAATGCTCTTGATGCTATTGAAAATACTATTGTAAAACTTGATGGTCGTCAGATATTTACTGATAATCACGTTTATACTTACGAAGATATTCTTGATTCTATATATCAGCAAACAGATGGTCGTAATGATGTTATCAAATATTATGAACCTATCTGGTATGCACTTAAATATTTTAAAAATGATGTAAATGTTAATACAATATATCAACAAATGAGTAAGAATGGTGTTCCACAAGAACAACTTGATGCTCTTAAACGTTTGTTTGATATTATTAATAAACGAATTGCTAATCCTATTCAAACAACAGACGGTGCTTATCTTGATAGTAACTTAAATCTTCGTGGTAAGTTTTTAAGTGATTTCTTCAAAACTCATATTCAACGTGAATTTGAAACTAATGGTTTCAAAGGTTTACGTCGTCTTACACCTGAAGTTTATAAGATTATCACAAGTCCTGAATATTATAATCCTAAAACTCGTGTTATTAAAAACAACATTACAGTTAATGGTGTTAAATTCAAGGCTACTGAATTATTTGATGCTTTAAGAACTTTACACGAAGGTCAGGAATTTGAAGTTACTTATAAAGATGGTAATGTCGATGTCAATTTAGATGTAAATGGTAAGAAACTATTAATTGAACGAATTGGTTTAGGTGATAGTGAAACTTATCATGGAATCCAATTAGGTAGAATTGATGAAAGTGGAGTTAATCAATATGATTCTGCTTTTGGTAATTCTTATGGAACATCTAAATTTGTAGATACTATTATCCGAAAAGCTGGTGGAAGTGATACTATATTTAACTTAATAAAGGAGTTTTATAAAATATATACTGAAGCCTTAACTCGTGAACAACAAACTTCTGATTCAGTTGTTTCAAAACTGAAATCAATTATTAAAGAATTAGATAAATATGGTAATACATCAAAAACTGAACATTCTGAAATAATCAATGCTTTTATTGGAGCTATCCAATATAATACCGAAGTTGAAGGTGTTAGTCCGGAAGCATTTGATATTGAAGCTCTTGATTTGAATAAAGTTTATTATCTTATTAGTCCTATGTTCTATAACGTAAGACTTAAAAATCTTAATGATTATGTTCGTTATGGACTTAGAATCAAGAACGCTTATCAGAATCTAAATACTAAACTTGGAAATGACTTCATTCAAAGTCAAAAACTTATTACTGAAATTAAAGAAAAAGGTTCTGCAATTTTAGTATTAAAAGGTATTAATAAATCTCCTATTACATTTGCCGATTCAAGTGGTTATCGAGCTAATGTAAATGAAGAGATGCAACGTACTGTTACAGTTAATGGTAAACCTGCTGTTAATATTATTCAACGTCAGCCTGATTCTGATGGTTTAATGTTAGTTTCATCACTTACTACTGACACTGCATTTAATAATCCTATTGTTGAAGATAAAATTACTTCATCAGATAGGCATTTCCAAATGTATGCTGAAATTCAAGCTAATGCTGGTGAAAATGGAAAAAGTTATGTTCCGTTACATCGTGGTAATTTAACAAGTGATGTTGCAGATACACCGTTTAATGTAGCTGCTATGGAATTTGTTACTCAAACTATGAGTGATATTATTTCAGATGCTACGTTTACATCTCTTCCGACTGATGCTAAATCTGGTCTGTATACTCTTGTAGATGATACTAATAAGACTCGAACTAAAGCTCACAATGCTAATATTCGTAGTCGATTAGCTCCTTTGTCAGAAGCTATCATTACAAGTTATAATCGTGGAGTTCCGGGAGCTGAATGGTTTAACATTAGTTCTCTTTACGAAAATACAGACCCTGCTACTGGAAAAACTAGTTATATTAAACATTTAGATTTCCAAACAGTTGTTCGTAAAAAGAATATACTTGGAAATGGAATAAGTTATATCAATAGAATTAGTATTGAATATACTAAATCCGGTGATAAATTTACTCCTGCTAAACTTCGATTAAGTCGTAGAGTAATTCCAGTTAATAGAACTACTTCAAAAGTTCGTATTGCTAAGAGTCCTTTTACAGCACGAGAACTTGCTCAATTAAATGGTATTATTGAAAAGAGTAAATCTAACAAAGGAACTTACGCTGTAATTGATTTGCAAGCAAGAGGTATTACTGGTAAAGATTTAACTGATTTACTTAATCATAATCTATTCCGTAAACTGTATGGTAATATGCAACGTAGTGTTACTACTGCATTGCAAGGCGACCATTATACTTATGGTGTTAAAATAGATGATGGTTACGCAGCAGTTAAAGGTCAATATAAATCTAAAATACTTGATTGGGCTAAACAACAAGGTATCGTTGATAAATCTGTTTCTTCAACATTTGATTCGATGCAAGATTTTATTCTTGACACCGGCGCTTTAACAACAAGTGTTATTGGAATTAGAGATACCAATGGTAATGTTGTTACCAATTATACTATTGATTCTATTCAACCTGCAATGTTCTTTGAACTTAAATCTGAAAGTTCTGATAATCCTATTCGAGAATCAGAAGATATGACGAAAGAATTTGCTGTTAAAGCAATTACAACATTAAGTTCAATGACAAGTGATACTGAAACAAACTGGTATCAAAAACTTGTTAATATTACAGATGATAAAGTAGCAGGTCTTAGAGTATTAGGTGTTATACCTGATTTTGTATCTGAAGATGTTGCTAACAGAATCGCTGAATTATATGATAGAATTTATGCTGATGGTAAAACTAATTTCAGTATTAAGAAGCTATCAAATAAACAAGATTTCATAATTGCTCAATATGATAAAGGTACTGAAACTATCGTTATCAATAGCAATAAACTTACTAAACGTGATTTTACTGCTACTGATTTAGGTGTTAATATTACTCATGAATCTCTTCATAAGTATTTTGAACAACAAGCTAATTCTAAAGAATTATACGATAAACTTGCTACCTTAATTAGTGATATTAATGATACCGCATTTAAGGTTGATTCTAAAGAATTTAATGCTAAATATAAGAGCGATTTAACTGAACTTGAACTTGGTTATCTTCGTACATATCTTAAAATATTAAGTGAAACTCCTGCTGAAATAGTCACTTATGCTTTTACAAATAAACAGTTTGCTAATTTAGCAAATAGAATTATTGTAGAAGAAGCTCCGAAGATTAAGAAACGTAAAAGTCTTTGGGATAAAATTATTGATGCAATTCTTTCTGTTATTGGTATAGATACAATTACTGATAATAGTTTACTTAGTAATGTACGAAATATAGTAATTAATAGTTTGGATAGTGTGAATAGCCGACGCGCAAAAAGTCCGACCAGTGGGCGTGCAACCTCCTCTCCCACCGGGGAGCGAAGCGCTGGGCGAAGCCCAGCAGCGGAGCCAACTTCAGTTACAACTAATCAAACTAATGTTACAAACGATGCAACACATGATAATTTATCAGTTACAGAACCTATTAAAACGCCTGATGTACCTCTGACAGAAAATCAAAGAGCAGCTCAAGCTGAATTAGATTTCCTTGATGATGACAGTGAAATTACGTTTGATGACAATAATTCTGAAACACTTAATAGTATTGATGTTTCTGATATTGGCCCGAACATAGTGATACCCGGTGGGGGAGTGGGTTTGACGCCCACTGGTCAGGTTTTTTCAAATAGTTCTGAAAATGTTTTGAATAATCAGAAAAATGTTGTATCTTCAAACGGTGAATATGTAATTGAATTTATTGATAAATATATTGATGACAATAATAACAAAATTTGTTAGTTTATGAATGCACAATGTAGTCCTGAACCTTATCGTTTAACTGTTGATGGAAGACTTGAGAAATCTGGTCTTTATCATCAAATGAAGTCTTTTAAGACTAAACCTATTGAAGATATTATTACATCTTTAATGGAAAAAGGTGTTTTACCTACTATTAAAGATTATAATAATATTCGAGGCTATGCTGAAGATGATGCTGATGTATCATTAGAGAATGCTTTTAAGCGTCGTATTCTTACAGCGTTTTTATATGCAGAAGCGGATGCCCGTACTCCTTATGGAGCTACGGGTTATCCCGTTTATACAAGTGGAGAACTTAAATTAGAATCTGTATTAGCTGCTCTTTCGACAGATGAAACTTATAGTGAAGATATTCGTAAAGATTTTGAATCTCTTGGTAACGCATTAGGTCTTGATATTAAACACGCTTTTAATCCGTCTATTGTAAATACTGCTACATTTGATGAGATGGATTATGCTTATATGGCTCGTGTTTTAACTGCTGCTTATTTTAAGTTAAAAGGTCTTACTGCGGAACAAAGACAAGCTCGTTTTGAAGCTAATTACAGAGATGTTTCTCGTAGTGGATTTAAAGCTTTAATTCTTGCTGAGTTTAATAAAGAACTTGAAGAGTATAAAGCTCGACCTAATTTTATTCCTACAAGATTCAACGATATTTTTGTAGCAAATGTACTTACTGATTTGAATAAAGGTAATAGTCAAATCTTTAATTATTTTCTTGATTATATTGATAAGAACTATGGTATTAATCGCAAGCGTGCTTATCAGAATAATCGGATTGTAGATGATGAAAGTACAGAAGAAGGACAACGTGATGCTATTGAAGATATTGAAGTAATGTGGGATGATTTGCAAAAAGAACGTATTGATAGAAAGAATACGTTAGCATCTCATGTTAAAGCTCAAATAGCTCTTCTTGTAGGTTCGAGTAATTTCAAAAATAGAACTGCTAACAAAGCATATATTCCTGCTCCTATTGATATTAATGTTTTATGGAATAAACTTATTGAGGCACATCTTTACGATATCCAACCTCAAGATGTATATAATAGATTGCAACAACTTGCTGCTATAAATGATGAATTTACTCCTATTCTTGAAATATTCCAACGAGTATTTGAAGATGATGGTTCTGCTGCTTCTGATTATGATAATTCTTTTGTAAATGCTTATATTTCTGGAATTAAACTTGCTGTTATTCCTGTAAATATTATGGCATTAGAAGGTGGTAATAATGCTACTATTTATCAGAATAATCGAGAATCATTTGGTGTTAAAACTTATATTGATAGATTTGAAAGTGTTTTAAGTACAAATATTGAATTTGGATTGTATAATAATCTGAATGATGTACTTTATACTAATCCTAAATCTAAACGTATTTTTGAACCTATTTCAAAACGTAGTAAGATTGATAAAGCAGCTCTGTTAGATAAACAGATGTCTGTAATTAATTACTTAGGATTAGCAATTACTCGTGATGCTCTTACTCAATATTATAATGCAAATGATAATGCAAATGAAGTATATTCAAGAGTTAATTCTCTTCTTGAAAATGTAGTTAATGATACTAAACATCGGGTTAATACATATCATGGCAAAGAAATTCCTGCACATAATATTAATGGATATTTATATTCATTAGCACAAATTGCTACTTATGATTTTAACAGTTTTACGAATATGAGTTATCTTGATGTTCAAGGTAAACTTAATTATTCACCTCAGTATGATAGTATGCTTACAAAGTTCCTTCGTGGATTTATTACTCGTACTGGTGTAAATACTGAATATATCAAGCATATATTTAAGGATTATCTTAATGACCCGACTTTAACTGCTCCGGGTGCAGAAGATAATATTCTTATTTATGATGAAAAGACTGGTCTTGGAATATTTACTAAAAATAGTATTGGTGAATACGAAGTAAATCCTGCATTTATTTCTGATGTTGAACGTCGTTATCAATTTGCATTATCTGCATTTAATGGTGTTAAGATTGGAAATAAAGGTCTGAAATATCGTGAAGTACAAGGTGCTCTTTATACATATACCGAGGTTATTCTTAATATGCTTGGTCAATATGTATTCTTAACATCTGATAGTCCTCGTAGTTATATGATGACTACAAAACGACTTGAAGTTGATGATTTATTTATTAAAGATTCTTCTAAGCCTCATACTTCAATTCACGTTAAGACTTTTGGTTCTAATTATACACCTGCGGCTGTTGCAACACATCCTAAATCTGTATTTATCTTTTCAGGTAATACTAAAAGTCGTGCGATAGGTGCTCCAGCAACATCTGGACAAGAATCTATTCGTGGTTTTAAAAATACTATCGAAATTGATGGGTTTAAGGGTGAGAATATCACTCCTAATAAACCTACGACAACAGATTATTTTACTGATGCTGATTATGATGCTTATGTAAAAGATTTTGAAAGTCGAGTAGTTCCATTTATTAATGATGCTATTTCTCGTGGATTAAATATTTATCTTCCGATGAATGGTATTAGTAGTAGGTTAGCTACTCATGCTCCTCGTATATATTCTTATGTAACTGAATATTTAGATAATCTTGTTGCACGAAATAAGTTTGTTCGTATAACAGATAATCCGATAAATGAAGAATCTAATATTTTTCATTCTATCGAAAAGATTGTAAATAGTGATGTCTTTAAGTTTAATACTTTTGGACAAATTATATTCCAATTAAGAGATAATAGTGACGAGAATCTTGCTCAAATGAAAACTCGTCATAATCGAAAATATTGGAATGGTAAAGCTATTTATGATGCAAAAGGCATTCCGACTGGTAAGGCATTTCAGTTCTTGAATATTACTTATATTGAGAACGGTAAGAATATCACATTACCTGCTCATATTGCAAAGATAAATAATGTAGATATTGCAGAAGTTTATCGTAATATGATTGCACAAGTTCGCAATGAACCTTACGATGAAAATCTTGTTGCTAATACTGGTAATATTCGTGATTTCGTAACTGCTTATATTCGTTGGAACGCTACAATTGGTGTTGATAGTTTTGAAAATATCGCTAAAAGTATTTACGATACTAATATCAAAACTGATACAAGTGTAGTTACTACTTTCGATAGTTATTTAGCAGATTTAGTTCAAGAAGTATATAATCAGAAAGCTAATGACTGGATTAAACGTCGTAAAGCTGATGGTAAAGAGTATACTCTTGATACTATTCCTACATTAAAGAAAGAAAGTTTGTTAAATAGCGCTCGTCAGCATGTTCTTGCTACTTACGATATTATGGATAATGATGGTGTTCGATTAAGTTTACTTAAAGTATTACTTAATCATACTATCTATAATCATAGTATGAACGCTATATTTAATGGTGATATTGAAGAATATAAAGATACAGTAGACCTCAATAAACGTGTAGCACAAGTTATTAAGAATGGTCTTAATTCTATTGATTCAATTCATAACGATACTCCTCGTAAAGTTGTTGTTATGGAAGATATGAATTTCAATAGCAATATTCTTGATAAAATGGGTATTCAAAATGAAGCTATTTTGGATGCTTATCGTGCTACTGCTATTATTAATGACTCTCAGTCTATTATGACTGATGTAGGTCTTATTAAACTTTTGAAAGCCACTGGTCGTTGGAATCCAAGTGAACCTTTGTATCAATATATTACTGATTTACAAGACCCGACTAAAACATTTAATCCTACATCTTACGCTAAGGTTGTAGAACAAGTTAAATTGTTTGGTACAACTCGTCGTCGCCGTGGTGATTTTTATCATGCTCCGGCTGTAACTGGTAATGAAGTTGATATATTTGCTGATGAAGTAGATAGTGTTCAAATAAAAGACTCAACTGTTGTTCTTTTTGAAAGTATGACACGAGGTAGTGCTATTGGTCAATTATATGATTGGATGATTCAAAATAATATTGACCAAGTTAGTCCTATTTCTGCTGTTAAAGTATCTGGTATTACACCAGTTAAAATTCATAATGACCAAGGTGGTCTTGATATTGAGGCATTAAATCGAGTAGATGATAGGTCTATTCTTTATATGCGAGATAGTGATTTTGTTATTCAACAAGATATTAAAGCTGATTTGCTTGATGAAACTACTATTTTAGGTGGTCAGTTAGTTAAGCAGATTATGGAAGGTCTTGATTGGAATAATGCTATTTATGAATTAGATGGCAAAAATGTTACTGGTAAAGAACTGTTTGATGAATTTCAAAAGACATTAGCTACTAATATTCGTGAAGATGCTATGCAATTACTTTACGATATTGGTGGTATCGATGAGAATGGTGAAATTCGAACTGATGCTCGCGGTGCTATTCAAATTGATATAAATAAACTTGTTAATCGTTTTCAAGAAATTATATCGGATGATGTTGATGCTATAACTATTCGAAAAGCTCTTGAAATTAAAGAAGATGGTCTTCCGACTATGCCTTTATCTTATCCTGTTATTAAAGGTAAGTTAGAGAAGATACTTGCTTCTATGTTAAGTAAACAAGTTATTAATAAATATCTTCCCGGATTTCATGCTCCTATTCGAGCTGATATATTTACTGCAAGTAATGAGTTAATCAAACATAATGAGTTCTATTATGATAAAGAACTTTATAATAAAACGATTGATGAACTTGTTGCTAATGGTTCTATTACATATGCTTCGAGTTTCATTGAAGAATGTAAACGAACTGGTAGAAGTCTTGAATTACAAGCTGAATATCGTGAGGATGGAAATTATTATTATGCAGAAGTTATAGTTAATCCGTGGAAAATGGATTTCTATAAAAATATTGGTACTGTTAAAACTATTACTAATGAAGATGGTACAACTAAGGATATTATAACTGTTGATATTGACAAACTTGATGTTAAAGCTCGTCGAATGATAGGTATTCGTATTCCTACCGAGGGTAAACAATCAATGATTGTATTTGAAGTTGTTGGTTTTCTTAATAATAATGCTACACAAGCTATATTCCCACAAAGTCTTATTACTCGTACTGGCTGGGACTTCGATATTGACTCGATTTACGCCTACTATCGCAATGTAATTTTTGAGCAAGACAAATATATACCTGTCGAATTTAAGTCGAAATTTGATGCCTCGCAGGCCCAAGTAGGGGGTAAATTCACACGGTCGGTATTTAAGCAAAAGTATATCGAATTAGCCACTACTCCGCAAAAATTTACTAATTTAACAAGTCATAATTTTAATGCTATTATTAAGTGGATTAGCCGATATTATAATCCTAATTTAGTACCTACTAATACAAATCAATCTCCTCTTAATAACATCATTGAATTAATTAAAGAGGATTTACAAGATGTTAAAAGTAATTCGGAATATACTAAGATTCTTAAATCTATTCTGCATAATTTACAGTATGGATTTGCAAAGAATTACGGTGATGTAAATAGTTTAGTTCGAGAATATCTTGCTAATAAGCGAGATGGTGTTACTGAAGATTTTGGTAATTACACTCAAACTCAACGTGCTTATACTTCGGATTTATTAATTCGTGCTCATAAAGCAATTAATGATTTAATTAAGTTTGTTAAGAATGTTAATAGTCAGTTAGCTACTATTGATATTTCTCCTGATACAATTAGTAATTTTGATACTATTAAATCAAAATTCCAATATCTTGTTGAGGATACTGATAAAACTATTGTTCCTCATTTAAGTGCTATTCAAAGTAATATTGATAAGGCATTTAATGCTTTTACAAAAGACTTTGTTCAAAACGAGAGTATTTATGAATTGAATAGTAGAGAAGCTCGTGATAATCATTTGATTGATATTATTACAGCTGTTCTTTCTAATCCAAATCATGCTGAAGAAGTAAATAAACCCAATGGTATGGCTGAAATTCAAGCTGTATCTGATCGTGATAATGCTTTTTGGAATTATACTCTTAAAACTTTGAATCCTAATAATCTCATGGATAAGATTACTCTTAATAACATGAGTATGGGTTCAACAGTTCTTAAAGGTCACTCTGTTAATTTCGATACTTTAATCGCAACAATTTCTACTTTACATGGTAGATTGCTTAAAGGTATTCGTCGTAAGATTAGTCTTAATTCTTTACCGATACCTAAAGGTTTTGCTGATAGAAGTGAAATGTACACTGTAAGTGATAAAGGTGTACCTCGATTAACAAATAAATATAAAGAATTTTTAGCTAAACGATATGGTGCTGAAAATATCCAATTATTGCCAAAAGAAAATGCTCTTTGGGTTAATGATGTTTGGATTAATAATGATGCACTTAATGAACATTTGGATATTAGTGGTGAGCGAGTTGAACTTCAAATGAATCAGTTTACTTCTGGTATTCTTGATGTTCTTAAAGCTGGACTTGGATTTAATCTTAATGTTCATACTTTAAGTGTAGCTCGTGCTATATCATCTGGTGTTACTATTGAACTTTATAATGGTAAAGCTAATAGGTTTACTAATGAGGATGCTTTTATTCATCAACCTGCTATTGTTGAAGCGGTTAATCGAATGGAAGTTCAATCATTAAGTCGTGGTAATTTTACAATTCTTGATGCTGTTGAAGCAATTCGTTCTGATTATAGTGTAGAACTTGCTAAGATTTATGCTGATTTAATTGTTAAAAAAGAAATTACTCCGGTTGAATCTCATGATGTAATAATGACTGTCGCAAGTGGTAAAAGTAAAACTAAAACTCTTACTGTCGGACAGCTTAATGAATTAAAAGATAAATTACCGAATATCACTATTAATGAAATCAGTGGTAAATATGGTTATCAAACTACTGAAGAGTTATTAGATAATATTAAAAATCGTGATAATCGTACAGCAGATTGGTTATTACGTCAGATTAGCGTTCTTGGTAATTTTGTTGAATACAATGAAATTGCTACTAATTTGATTGACCTTAACTTTATGCTTAAAAGTGAAAGTAGGGTTGATAGTTTCTTTAAGGCTGACCAAAAAGAACGTAAACTTGCTGAATATTATTATCCAGTAAAAGCTTTAAAAGAACTTGTAAATGATAAGTATAATCAAACACTTCGATTTATTGATGAATATATCGAAGAAAATGCTGGTAATCCTAAAGCAATAGATGCGATTAAAGCTGCTTTTACTCGTGAAAGTTCTGATGCTTTTAGACGGCATTATAAACCAAAAGATGTTAAAGGTAATCCTCTTGCTGCGATTACTTATTCTGATATGAAACTGTTTCGTTCGGAACTTCCGAAACGAAATGATATTATGACACGTCGTGAACTTATTGAGGATTTAGCTGTTGGATATGAAACTCCTAATAAAGTAATTCTTGATAATGGTAAAGACATTATTGAAAGTATATTTGTTGGTTCATTTGAAGGTTATCTTGATGGCAACAAATTTAATGATACTGAAAATCAAAGTGCTTACGGAGTAATTCAAGCTCGTTATCAGTATGCACATTGGTTAATGGCTAATGGTTTCGGTGATGTTTTCATTACTCGAAATCATCACATTGCTAATACGATTTTAGGTCAGATACTTCAACGTAAAAATTCGATTGATGAATCTACTTATAAATATGTTACTGATAGTATTATGAACTATCTCGTAAGTATTAACGGTCGATTAGATAATGGACTTGTTAAAGTTCTTCCTATTTTAACACCTGATAATACTCCGGAAATTCTTACTACATTAGGTATTCATACAGAAGAACAACTTAAAGAACAAAAACTTATCTTTAAGACTCTTTTAAATACTGTTAAAGATGGTTATACACCTGAAAGTTTTACTCAATATACTAAACTTTCACTTGCTCAACAGATTCAATTTATTCAAAAAGATAGTACATTAAGAGATTATATTGAGAAATCACCTGAATTTAGAGGCGATAACATATTTAAGTATTTAACAGTTCGTAAGAATAATCGTTCTGTACCTTATGATGTTATTAGAATCCAACGTGATGATAATGATGTCAATTCTTGGTCTAATATGACTGATAGTATTCTTCGTATGTGGGATAGTAAAATTCCTTACATTGCTCATACGATACGTCAGTTATTAGTTTATACTTATGTTACAGAAGGTTTTAATTATGCTTATAATGTTTCAAAATATATTCCGATTGAACTTATAAGTACTAATCGACTTAATGCAGAATACGATGCTTTATGCCGTGAAGTTCATTATCCTGACCCTTCTGTTAATCTTGGTAATTACGCAGAAAACTTAAGAAATGCTGAAAAAGCTGTATTTGATGGAAACGTAGATATTACACCTGTTATGAGTTTAATATCTCGTATGAAATCAGATATGAATCCAGTATTATTAAGTGATATACAAAAACGTTATCGTTGGGAAGCAAATAAGAATAAAGCTACTATTGGTTATGTTCAAAATGCTAACGGCGAAAATGTTGGTACTGGTTCTTATATTGATGAGAATGGTAATACTCAGAATTTCTATATTGAAACTGAAGCTCGATTAATTAATTCTGAATATGCTAATGCAGAATATGTAACTGAAAGGATTACTCGTAGTAAGAATCGTGTATACAAACGATATATAATTCCTACAAATACAAATAGTCCGTTGAAACAGATTTATGTATTCTTACCTGTCAATCCTTTACTTCGCAATGAGGCATCTTTAATGACTGGTGACATTAGTATTATACCTACTTATCAAGAAGGTATGATGGCACAAGTTCAAAAAGATGGTGAAACTATTGTAACTGATAGGTTATCGGTTATTATAGATTCTGATGCTATTCATAAATTCATGTTAGCTATTGATGATAATGAATCAGTCCAAATGGATGAAAATTCAGATTTCAATGATGCTAATATGATTGAAACAGAAGATACTGTTGATAGCACTATTGATGTTGAAACTGAAGATGTAATTGATACTGATGTTGCTTCTGTATCTGATACAAATTTTGAAGTATTAAATTCAGTTGAAGTTACTACTCCTACATTCATCAATGTTGAACATACACATTCTTCTGCAAGTGATGTTATTTATAATGAATTAGAATCTTCTGCTTCATCTATTTTTATTACTACACAAGCAACTCATTCTTTCTATAAAGGTTATCATAAATCTGCAATTCAAGTAGATTATAACAAATCTGCTTATGAAGAAGCTCTTCGTGTAGCTCCTATGTTAAAGAATGGTAATCTTTATATTAACGGTGATGTTCTGATTGATGCTAATAGAGATTTCAATTATTTAGATGATTGGACAAAAACTTTTATTAGTAATCTTTACAGAATTAATCCTATTATGACTTCGGTTAGTACTGTCTTAAATGATGGTGTTGGTCGAATAGTTGCAGAAACATATATTGATGTTCCTCGTAGGAATATTAATATTTATGGTGATAATGAAAAATTATATTCTCGTGTTGTTCATGCTGATGTTCCTACAAGAGATGGTTTACGAAATTCTCTTGTTGTAGATTCTAATATTGCTATTGAAACTTTGAAAATTATGGATAGAATCCAGAAATTTTTGAATAATAACAATGTTGGAAATCGTGAGGAATTTATGAATATCTTAAAGTCCTTCGATGATGAAAGTTTTGAAGGTGGTATTCAAAGTGCTCTTGAAGAACGAGATATTGCTGCAATGAAAGCTACTTATAGTCGTTTGGCTAATTTAAGTAGTTCTGTTTATGATGCTATCAAGCAATTATGGGCTATTACTAAAGATTTGAATTATGAAGAGATTCGTTCAAATTATGGTGCAGCTCTTGATTACAAAGATAGACTTGTAATGATGTTAAAACTTGCTTCTCATTTTAGTCCATATCTTACACTTGAAGAAATCAAAATTCAAGATACAGTTTATGATGCTGAAAGTGAAGAAGGTAAAGAATTATTTACTAAGGAATTTGGTGAATTAAATAATAATATAGCTCGACTTAAATCTCTTGCAACAAAAGTTGCTGGAATACGGTCTAATGTTATTCAATCTGTTAAAGATGTAGTAACTTGGGCTGTAATTGATAAGAGTCGTAATCCTAAATACACTACTGCATTTAGTAAGATTAAAGAATATCTTGCTTCACACAATGGTAGTCTTGAAGGATTTGATGTTAATAGTGTTGAAATAACAGAAGATGAGTGGTTAGAAATTCAACATTTGTTATTTGAACTTAATAAAGATATTAATAAGACACAACTTTGGCTTGATTCTGCTTTTACAACTGGTATTACTTTAATTGATATTACTGGTAAAGCATGGGATGAAGCTAATTATAAAGCTAAGAAAGCAGCTCAACGCATTAATGATGAACTTGAAAGTGCACTTGAAGAGTTTCAACCGGGACTTTCTAAAAATGCTCGTGCTCGTGAAAAGTTAATGCATAAATTCATTAATGAATATGGAGATTTAATCGGTAGTTATAAAACAGAAGGTCTTGGAGATTCGACTGGTACTTTACGAAAAGATATTCATGATGCTATTTATAAGAATCTTTATACTGACAGTGGATTTGTTACAAGAGCTACTGCTGAAAAGACTCTTGAAATCATTGATGATATTATAAAGAAATATAATGAAAATCATACTTGGAACATTGTTCCATTAAGTGATACTGAAGCAGCTAAGCATCTTGCTGAACTTACTGAATTAAGTAATCGTGAGAAACTTGTTTATTTACAAACTCACGACCTTATCGAACTTAGTCTTATCACTGATATTAGTGGTAAACGTGAAAATGTTCTTTATAAACTTGATTTTGGTAATACTCCGGTATCAGATGAATATGCAGCTTTAAATGATAAAGAACAAAAGTTACTCAATACTATTCGTAATCTTATTCAACGAACTATTCGTGAATATGACGGTAACTGGATTAACTATTATGGCAGATGGGATGAGGTAATGCCTTTCATTCCTCAAGCTACATTAGGTCAATCTGCTAAACAATTTGTTAGTATTCCTATGATTCATAAAGATAGGTATTATACTGACATTGATGGTACTAAACGATTTGTTACAAAAGCTCAAACTTTGCAAGTTCCTAAACATATTCCTGTATTCAATATTCGTAAAAAGTACAAATCTGAAAGTTATACTGAATACGAAGCTCGAATCGTAGAATTATTTAATGAATGGTTTGATAAAAATAACAAACTTCCTATTACAGTTAAACCTTCAACTCTTCGTGAGATTAGACATTATAACGATGCTGTAATGCTTGAAAATAAAAAGTATAAAGCAAATGTGATGTCTTATGATATTGTTGATGTAATGAAAGGTTTTACACAAGAACTTTATAATCTTCGTGCAATTAATAATTTTGAAACTGATTATCAGCTTACAAAATATTTAATGAATGAACGTGGAGTTTCTGGTGTAGCACCTCGTGATATTATTAAAAATGCGAATGAACAGTTAAATAATATGGAACGTCGTATTTTTAATTTTAGTAAATATAATAGTGTTCTCGATGTTTCTGCCGGTGCATTATTGCGTTATACTTCTATGACTTTCATGTATCTCAACTATACTGCTGGTATCACTAATATTCTCAAAGGTGTTACTGATATGATAGTTGAATCTACTGCTAATAACTTTGTTGAAAGCAAAGATATTATGAAATCAGGTTTGCGTGATGTTATTAAGACTATCCCTCATTTCTTACGCGATATTAATTCGACAAGAACTGATGATGTACTTGTAGCAATCATTAAAGATTTTGATGATATTTATCAAGATACTCGTGATGTAACATCTTCTGATACTGGAACTTCCTATTGGATTAAAGCTATGCGAATGGTTGATACTGTTGGCTATGCTCCTAATAACATGGGTGAGTTCATTATGCAGTTTGGTATGTTACTTGCTGCTACACAATCTCATCGAGTAGTTGGTGGTAAGATTATGGCTTTCAATGATTTTTATAATGATAATCTTGAAAAATTATTACAAGAGGTTCTTACTAACGAACAATATGATAAATATCTTATTTTCAAAGAAGATTTAGATGCTGAAATAGCTCGTGAAGAAAAACGTACTTCAAAAGAGTATTTATGGAATCACGATTATGCTTCTCAATATCTTAAATCACATTATAATTTACTTTCTGATGAACAACGTAAGAAAATTGTTAATTCTCGAAAGACTGATAAAAAAGCTCAACGTGAAGCTTTTGATAAATACAATACTCTTCGTTCGGAACTTAAACTTGAAGATGGTCGTTTGAGTTTTAATCCTGAAAGTGGTCTTACAGAAGAAACTCTTTCGGAGTTCCGTGGTCGAGTTAAAGCTATTAACCAATCATTACATGGTATTTACAATCGTGTAGACAGAAATAGTTTACAAGATGCTGCTTTTGGTGATTTGTTAATGCAATTTAAGAAATGGGTTCGTCCTAACTTTGTTCGTTATTTCGGTCGTCGTTTCGGTCGTATATTTTATAATGAACAATTAGGTTCTTATGAAGTTCCTGTATTTAATCCTATGTTTGATATGTTTAGAAGTGGCAGTCAAGCCTTCAAAGATAGTCTTAATGATAACAATACTGTTATCGACTATATGAAAGGTATTGGTAACTTCTTCAAAGGTGTATCGAGTTGGTTACTTAATGTAGGATTCTATTATAATACTCTCCCCTTAAATGAACAGATAGCAACTATGAAATTTGCTCGTTTAATGGGTGCTTTAGCTTTCAGTGCTCTTGCTGCTATGACACTTGGTGCATTTAAGAAAGATGATGATGACGAAGATAATATTTTGTATCAGCACGCTATGTATGCTGCAACAACTTATTATCAACAAATGATTGAACCTATGCCAGTATTTGGTTGGATGGCTACAATAGAACAAACTGCAAATAGTTTGTTTGCTGGTCAGAAAACTTTACAATCTGCATATAAACTTGTTAATCTTACTATTCAAGGTCTTTGGGTTGATGATGATGAACTTATTTATGATAGAGGTATTTATAAGGGACAAGATAAACGTGCAGTTGCATTACGTCAAGCTGTTCCTGTTCTTCGTCAAATTAATAAGTTTAATAATCTCGGTGCTACTATGTCTTATTACAATATGTATAATCCTTTTGGTATTACATTTAGTGGTGTTAGAGAAATGATTAGTCCGAAAGATAGTGATAACTACGAGGACGAATAGTCTAATAGAGTAAACGTCGGATATTTGCCCGTGGCGGTGCTTCCCAGCCTGCTACGGGCATTATCTTTTGTTAATGGTACATTTGTCTAACTGACAAAAAAAGACCGTCAGAACGCCTGAAAATAGGCACTCTGACGGTCTGTCTGTATTACTTATTATGTTAGTAATATCGTTATTAATAATAACAACAATTATAGTAGCAATTAAAGTTGTAACATTGATAGCTCAGCCCTTCGGGCTTCGCTGACCCGGTGGGGCAGGAGGTTGCACGCCCACTTGTCACGTTTTATTCGCCACCGTTTTCAACATCTTTCGGTTTATCAAAAAGATATTGATATGTTTCATTATTAATAACAGTAAATTCTTTATCAGTTAAAGCAATAATCCAATCTCCTTTATTAAGTCGAATTATATTCTCTCTAAACATAATAAACATCCAACCATCGGAAAAATGACAATATCTACAAAAACTAACACATTCTGAGATATTAGCACCATCCCATTGTACACTTAATAATCTAACATTTTTCTTTACATTTAGTCGCTTAATCATAAACTACCTTTTAAGACCATTAATAGCCCATTGAAGAACAAAACCTAAATGTCCCCAAATCTTATCCTTAATATCACGACGAGCAATACCTTCGCCAATAGCATGGTCGTAATTATTAGGATTTACACAAGCTGACGTACCAATGGTATCAAATCCAGTAATAGTAGTATCAAGAACAACGGTAGTCTTTTCACCAAGTCTAAGAGAATACCCTTGTTTCATAAATCCAAGAACATCACCTTCACTAATTTTAGTAGGGTCTAAAATCTGATAATATGCTTTCTCGAAAACATCTTTGGGTGAAAAAGATTTATAATCATCAGAATATTCTACTTCATAACCTTCATCTACAAAATCATTATCATTAATTTTATGATTAAGGTCATAAATAATATCATTACCATTAACCATCCAAGCTTTACGAGCTTTAATCATTTTTACTCCAATGTAATAACCTTGACCACTTTGGAGTTTAACTTCTTCGTTATTCATAATTTACATTAATCCACTTTTTCCAAAACCATTTTCACCACGTTCAGTTTTGCTTAATTCATCTTTAGAAGATTTAATATCAAATACTGCACGTTTCTTTTCAACAATTACACCTTGTGCAAGTCTACTATTAGGAATAATAATATAACTAAAAGGTGTAGGATTTTGTACTATAATTCCACTGTTACCACGCCAGTCATTGTCTACAGTACCAAATTTAATATCTAATAAAGTAGTACTCGAAATACCACTACGAGGACGAATTTGCATTTCATCTTCTTCAGGTATTTCAGTATAAATATTAGTTTCAAATTTAACAGTTTTATATGGGAGAATGATATTAACTGCGTCAATATTATTTATAACCATATATTCCAGAAGAGTATTTCCTTCAACTGGTTGACTTATTGCATGACGAATAGATTTATGAAGCGTATTAAAATCAATAACCCATTCAAGACCAGCATATTGAGTATCATATAAATATGATGTAATATACTTATCTCCAAGACCTATTTTACCAACATTCTCAGGATTGAGAGAAGGTATATTAGGATTAAACATGGCTCGTAAATCGAAACCGGAAGCTCCAGCACTTTTGTACTTTGGAACTTCCGTGTTATCGACATACAATCCTATAAGACTTTCTTTCATGCTATCTTATTCTTCAGATTGTGGGATTTCACTTACATCTGCGGTACGAATATTATACCCTTCTTCTCCAATATATTTTGCCATTTTAAGGAGATGACGTATAGGAATTGGCATCCTATCGTCACCTCCTTTCTTTCTAACACCAATAAAACATTTGGCATTAGTCATTCTACATTCTTCAGGTAATTGACTTGGATATTGAGCTAAAGCCCAACTTGCAAGCAAAGGAATAATTTCCCAACTACCAGAAGCACTTGGAATTTGACAATTATCAGAATCGAAGCTATTTACAGTACCATCAGAATATATAACTACTTCTGTAATCATTTAGGCACTTAAACGTTGAACTAATTTATTAAAGGCTATCTGACCGAGTTTGAAAGAATTACCCTGCGTAATAGAATCGAATTTATTAAGATTATCTTTATATTCAATTCCGTTATTAATATATGAAGTAACACCGTTATAAAGCCAAAGCATTGTACCGCGATGACTATCTTGTCCGGGGCCACGTTCAATATAATTAATCATAGCGTGTAACTGATTCTTCTTACGAGTAGAAATAACATCATTATCATAAGGAATCTTACCAATACCACCGCATTTAGCAATAAATTCTTTCTGATTAGCATCACAAATTAAATCCGTGATATAATCAATCATCACATCATCATTAATCTTAATATTCTCAGCAGCTTCAAGAATCAGCTTGGCTTGTTCAGAATATTTAAGAGTGTCACGCATCATTTGAGCACCTATTGCTAAATTAGCTTTAACATTTTTAGTATGCTTGAATCGAACCATATTCTTACAATAATTCAAAGCAGCATTCAATGTATTGTTACATGCAACACGAATATCAGTAAAACAAGCTTGAATACTACCACTTCCATCATGACTTGTAGTGAAAAGGATATATTTCTCCATTTCATCTTTTGCAATCTCATAAGTAGGAAGTTTAGCAGTAACAAAGATTCGTTCACCAATACCTAAAACACCAGCAGTCTGAATGATAACATCTTTTGGATTAATTACCATTTGACTTTTACAAACTTGATATATAAAATCCATAGCTTCTGTATTCTGAACAGGTTCATACCTACTACCAACAGTACCAAGAATTTTATAATTATCTTTACGATATGTAGCGTATACATCATCTACGCGAGCACCTTTTTCCGGAATAATGATAACATCACCATTGGACATATGACAAGCGTAATAATTACCTTCTTTTACTAAATGTTTAGCTTCAGGAGGAATAAAACTTGCAAACATCGGAGCTAAAGCTACTTCATAATCCATATTAGCAATACGAATGATTTCGTCAGGAGTTTTAGCTTCTTCAACGACAGTTCCAAGACCATGCCAAGGAACATCTTTCAACGAATAGAATGAATAAGTATTTCTATTAGAATTAAATTCAATATTCGCAGCCATAATTAAATTAGTTAGTTTATATTACAATTCAATAATACGAATATGAGCAATATCTTTATGTTCAGCGCCAAGTTTGCTAAACAGAAGTTCTTTCTCATTTTCAGCATCTTTAAGATTCAAAAATGTAAGAGCTTCATTATGGTCATTAATCCACTCTCCACCATCTTTGGTTACATTTTTAAGAAAACCTTGTTTCTCACCAGCGATTACTTTTGTAATCAAATACTTTTTACTCATAGCTTAATTAATTTTAATTTGTTTAATGATAGACTACTTATATATAGCAGTTTCAGACGTAACAATCTCCATATCAATTTTATCCATGACATGAGCTATTCGTTCAGCACGAGCAATATCTTCGTCAGATTCATTGGATGCCTTAGCCCAATTATCAAGCTCCTTAATAGCTTTCTTATCAAATTTAACAGTATAAATATAATCATCACCTAATTTATCATGAATATATCTACCTACCTCTTTTGCTAAGCTAATAGGAACATCAACTGTAATACTAATAGAAGCAATCTTATCTAATTCTTCTTTATGTTTCTCAACGAAAATATTATCTTCCGGCGGAAGTGGTGCTTCTGTTATATGAAGTAATGAAGTAACAATAGGGTCTAAGGCATTTTCATTAATTGAAACACTTTCCGACTCTTTTGTATAAACAGTAAAATCAGGAAATTTAAGACTATAATTACCAGATTTACCAACTTGACCAAATATATGTAAAGCATCAACAACTGAAGATTTAAGTCTACCAGCTATTTTATCAAAACTTGTATTCCTATCACGAAGTCGTTTAATTTCATCTTTATTATAAGCAATATTAGCTTTTTGAGCGTCAATCACTTGTCGATAAGCACGAAGTTTATCTTCAAGTTCACTTTCAGCAATAGCTAATTCTTCTGCAATTTCTTCCGTTATTTCGCCGTCATTCTCTTCTATCTGCGAAACAAGATAATCATATTTTTGCGCAATACCAAATAAATTACTCATAAATTGTCAAAATAATTTTTGTTTAACATAACCCTTTTTAACATTATAACCTTTTTCTTTACAAATATAAGTTAATTGTTTATGAATACTATCATATCCATCAGCAGTATTATCAAGATAAAAATCCCAACCAGTATAATTCTCTAAATCACACTCAGTTTTATCACCGGATGTATCATCCATTTTAGTATTACGGAGAACACAAATTGTAGTTAATTCAATTTCATTCTGACGAGCAAAATCTTTAATACAATTCAATTCAAATTGTTCTCGAATATCAGGAATAATAAAATAATCACAAGGAGTAGTTCTGATTCTATTTATAACATCATCAATAAACACTCTGTCATTATCAAATCTTAATAGTTTACCAAAATGAAGTAAACATTTACGATATGTAAGTTGTTCATCCATACCGTAACGATTAACAATATAAGGAGATTTAGACGACTTAAAATAATGATTGTCTAATTGAGATACACTACAATTTGTAACAGCAGCTACAATACGTTTAAGCATTGTAGCCATAGGATATATCTCAACTTTACCAGCGAGCATACCTTCAAGGTATTCAGTAACATATGTTTTACCTACACCTTTTCTACCACTGATTAAAATTAATTTACCAGTCATATAATCTTAATTAATTATTTCTTCAGGAAAGTTAGCAAATACATTTTGTCTACCTTCTTGACCATGTAACACTCTTAAAGCAGCTTCTTTCTTAACTGCTAAAATAATACTACGTTTGAATAACTTATTATAAATTCTAACCATTTCACGAGCAACATATGAATTACCATCTGTCATACCGTGACGATTATTAATTTCAATAAGAAGTTCTTTAAGCGTTTTCTTCTCGCTTTCGCTCCTGCTCTCGTTCATACATATACTTTTTGTTATACTCATAAATAGTATTAAATGTTTCACCAGAAACACAACCATCATAATCAGGAAGTTCCTCTTTTATAATATTATCTATAATATTTGTAATAGCAATACAAATACCAAGATTTCTTAATTGAAGAGTACTACCTTCTTCAAAGAACTTGTCTTGTTCATCTTGTGGAACATTACATTTACTAAGAGCTTTAGCAAATACTTCTTGAAATTTTGAACGAGATATATAATTATTATTAGCCATAATAGTTTATTCAAAATAATTAATAATACGACCTGTTTCATTAGGGAATCTAACAGCAATATCTTCTGCAATCATTTTAGCAATTTCAATCATTTGAGGATGTGCAGCTTTATGATTACGAAGAGGAAGGAAACCTTTATTCTCAACAATAGTGAGTTTGGGATAAACAGTTTCAAGATGTTCACCAATCCACATATCGAGAGTACCAGATACATAAATATCTGATTTAGTAGCAGTAGGAAGAACCGAACGAGCTAATTGAGCAGGTTCACCATCATTAGTTAATTCTTGATATATAGCTTCATTACCAGCAACAACATCGTAGAATTTTTCTAATGAATCTTCATTCTTAAACGATGGTTCAATTACATTAATATTATTACCATATTTATAACCAAGTCTACCTTTAGCATAATTACACCAACGAGTACTTTCTTGCATAAAACTCATTTCACGATGACGAACTGCTTCATGAGTAACACCTCTGTCGGTTGTAATTTTATAAGTAACATTATAAATCTCCGGCGCACGTTCACGTATTTCAGCATCAGAAGCAATTCGAAGACTTGCATCAATACCATATTCAAGTTTAGCAGTAATATCTTTATCATCAAACAGTAAATGAGAAAACTCCTTACTCAAAAGAAGCATATTATAAAACAAATCATTAACTTCGCTTGGATGATAAATATCATTATAAATAGCTTTCATTTTACGACTATTACTCATAATATCAAGAAATACTCGATATGAAAAACCAATATAATTACCAAGATAAGACCAACGAATATAAGGACTTAATTTAACAAATTCTCGAACAATACGATTTGGAATTGAAGTAACATTAAAATAAACATATTCATGTTCAAATATAGCAGTATGACCATCAATAAGTCTATTTCTACAAAAAGTTTCAGCTGAATCAGGTTTGATACTATCTTCTTGTTTAGTACAAACTTTACTAATTAATTCAATCTTTCTAAGACCAGAATAATCACAAAATTCGATTGCAGGTTCTACAACATTCATAGCTTTAATTGTATTAGTTTAGACGCGACAAGTGGGCGTGCAACCTCCTCTCCCACCGGGGAGCGGAGCCGCTGGGCGAAGCCCAGCAGGCGGAGCCACACAAGTTACACCTCCTGTCGCTTCTCGAATTGCGACAGTAATTGTTTACGAGTTATTTTACATTCTTCAAGACTAATTCCTATTCTATTACAGATAATTATAACATCCATAATAGTAATACACTGACCACCCCACATAGCATTCCATAAATCATTAGCTTGAACTTCCCAAATATAATACCCACCAAATTGAATTTTATAATTATAACAAGTTTTACGATTTAATTGAATATTATTTTGCACACAAGCAGCAAAGAAATGAGCAAAATCAGTGAAATCTTTTAATTTAATAACTGCATCATTCCATAGTCTAACAACTCCATTAGTTGATTCATAACGCATTACAGCATAAGTACCATACTGTCGCCATTGATAAGGAATACTACTAATTTTATAATCTCTAAATTCTTGAATTAGAACTTCAAGCTCTTCTCGATATTTCTTAGCTTTTGCTTCTTCAATATCTTTCTGATTGTCAAGATATTCATTGAATTTAATTCTAATAACATCTTTAAGTTGCTTTCGAGTAATTCTATTATTCCAAAGTTTCTTAAATTCAGCATAATTCTTACAATAAGCAGTTTTAACCTTTTTAGAACGAATAGTTTGCCAATAAAGAATTTTACCACTAATAATAAGATTTTCTTTAGGACTTAAAGTAATACGAATATTATCTTTAAGATTGAATATAGAAGATAGTCTTGTATAATTTTTTGCAAAACCTCTATATTCAACATAAGTAAAATTAAAAGATTGTGTTCGATTAATGATTGTATCTGCATCAAGACCATATTCTTTACAAATACTTAAAATATCTTTTAATGCAGAACGCCAACCTTTACGAGCATTATTATATTTTATCTGATGAGTTCGAACATCAGCAAATTTTTGATTAGTAACATCTTTTTCAAGAATATGTCTTGTAACGGTAAGATTTTGATTTACACCATTCCAAAGACTTGTAAGCATACCATAAGTATTAGCAATTAACACTTCTGAATTTTGTCTACAAATATTATAAATATCTATATTAATTTTACCTCGAAACTTTTGATTTTTAAGTTTAACAAGTGGTCTATAAAGATAATCTTCAATACTATGTAGTCTTATAACAAACGGTACAAATTTATTACAAACACCAATTTGTTTACCTCTACAATAAAGAATACCATCTTTTAATTCATAACCATATTTACCATTTGCAACGGTATGTTTAGTATGAATACTTACGTCATCTATTCTTTTATAGAATAAATCAAGTATTTCAGTAATAGTTCCAACAGTTTTCATCACTTTTCATAATCTCTAATTCCAACAACGTTTGCATGGAAAGGTAAACCATTTTTAGTTCTTTCATAGAACTTAACAGTTACAGACTTTCCGATAGGTGGATTATTAAGAATATCTAATCGTTCATTAACAGTACCAGTTAAAGTACAACTAAATACTAAATCATTAATATCGTTCTTGAGAACTAATCTAACATTAAATCCTATTTTATCATCAGGATTTCCAGTGTGTTCAACACCAATACATTCAAATTCAGCATCGTCGAACTTTTTGAGTTTCATCATTGTAGCAGGACGAGAACCAAATTTATATTCAGTATGCAAATCTCTAATTATGGCTCCTTCAAAGCCACAATCAATACATTTTTGCATATAAGCTAACGCTTGATTATCATCATAAATAGTATCACTATTAAGAATAATAAGATTAAATTTATCCCACATACCATGACCTTCGGGAGTTAAATTTTCCCAAATTCTACCAGCCATTACATTATGAGATACACTATTTTTCTTACTACGATATTCTTCCCAAACACTAAACCTTAATTTATCACGGTCTTTATTAGTTAAATCGGGAATACTTAAATCAAAATTAACAAACTGAAGTTTATCATGAAGAGGATTTCGAGGATTACGAGCAGCTCCACCAATAGTTGTTACTTTTTCACCACGAATATAAATCTCACCATCAAATACCATATTAGCATATTCAGGAAAACTATCATAAAAATCATTAAATAGTTGCTCGATATGCCAAATACGATAAGTAAGACCTTCTTTAGTTTTAATTACAGTATGATAATGTTTATCATCACGAACAAAACCTTCAAGACTGAATAAATCAGTAGATGTAAATTCTTCAAGCATAACAACTGCTCGAACACCATTGATTTTAGGTTGAGCAATACAAGGATATTCGAACTTACCAATAGCAAACTTTTGTGCTTTCATAGGTTTAACACAATTATTTGCATCAGTATTATATTTAGGTAATCTCTTATCTATTTCTGCAAATAAATCATCTGCATTAGTAAGATAATCTAAAGGACTAATACCTAAATCAGAAAGACTTTTATATCCTTGTTTCTTATGTCTTTCATAAACATTATTAAGTTCAAATTCAGCTTGTTCTTTATCAGTTTTTTTACTCTTAGCTTTAATTACAGGAGAATATGATGATGTTTCAGCACCATTTACTTTACCATAATAATAAGCTAATCGTAGAGATACTGTACCGTTAGAATTAGTAACTTTTTCAACTCGACCCCACCAACGAACTAAACCGCCAGTTAAATCTCGTTTATATAAAACTTCATTAGGAATCATATCTTATTTTTTAATTTTTTCTTCAACAACAATAGCATATTGCGGTTCTCCAATACGAATCATAAGACAATTCCAACTTTCAAGAGGAGTCTTATGTTCAGTCATATCTGTAAGATTAAGTGGTTTAGCACAAAAACATTTATATGACCTTTCAATCTTATTATTAAGAGGATTCTTAATAGTTTTAGGATGTGGGAGAATACGCGAAAGAATAGGATTTATAGCTTCTAATGTTTCTTTATCATTAGCGCTAATATAAGTATCACCATCAAGAATAATTTGTGTATGTTTGAAACCATATTTATCCACAAATCTATTAATACTTGATTGGTCAGATAAACGAGAAAAATCATTCATTAATCTCGTATAACCTTCTTCATCCATAGGACAAAGATAAATCTTATTACCATTATCAAGAGTATTGATAAGATAGTTTTTGATTTTAATCTCCATAATAAATCTTTTTTAGAACATTATCAAAATGTTGGAATACTTTACGATAACCATAATCTTTAACCATATCAGATGGGTCTTTAGATTTATAATTATTCGTAAAATAAATTGGAATAGTATTATATCTACCTTGTAGTAGATGAGCTGCATTAATTCCAGCAGCATCAGTATCGAAAATAGTAAATATCTTTCCGCTTAAAGAGTATGACACCAATAACTTGTAGATGTCAGTAGGTAATACGATAGTTTCAGAAGCAGCAGGTATAAATAAAATATCATTAATACTTTTTTCATCACAAATTTGTTCAAAAAGTATTTTATCTTTATAACCTTTTATAAGAGTAATATAATTCGTTGGTTTAAGTTGATGTAAACACTCAATAGGGCAACGATTATTAGTAATAAACTTAGTTTGACTTTTAAGTCTTTTTGGAAAATAAAGTTTATACTTATTTGGATTAACATTATAAACATAACAAGGGTCAGTGCCACTATAACGATAAGGTGTTTGCCACTCATTAAGTCTATATCTATCAACAATAAATACTTTTGTATTCAGATTACTTTTCTTAATACCATATTGTTCCCAATAAATATAATCTAACTTATTTGGTTTACGAACATCAAAAGTAATTTCAAGATTTTGATTCTTAATATTTTCTTGTTCAGTTCGATTAAATTCAATATTAGTAACAATCTTATCAGAACAACGAAGGATTATGTCATTACATATATACACAAACCCTTCACTTGTTTTACAATTCTTATTAATAATATAACCTACAACTTCAAATATATCACCTCTAAATCTACCATCACCAAAATCTCTGCATATCAGTTTATCACCATAATACTTAAAAGATAATGAAGGATGTTTATCATTTCTTAAAGGATTTCGTATTCTATCATTAGGACTACTAATGTTAAATCGGATTACATCTTCGGGAATACCAAAATATTTACTAAATATTGTAATTTGGTCAAGTGTATTAAGTATGAAATCTCTCATGTAATCAGTAGTGTAACTTGCTGGGCTTCGCTGCTGGGCTTCGCCCAGCGCTCCGCTACCCGGTGGGGGAGTGGGTTGGACGCCCACTCGTGACGCTTCTGGCCGCGTGTATTTACCTGACCTATACAGATATACGTCTGTTAAATACAGTCCGCCAAATCAAAAGAAATCGGCCAAAAATACGGTATAACAACAAGTCTAATTTTAGCATTACCCAAAAAAGAAGGAGATAATAGAGTTTTACCTCCATTACCTCCGTTACAAGTTCCTGTTTTAGTAATATGATAAATACTACTTCGAGTACCTATCAAGAATATTCTGAATATCCGACGAAACAACAGTAGCACCGGGAGCGGGAGCAGGAGCACCTGCGGCAGCTTCACGATTCTTCGGAGTATCATCTTTTGCAAGATGAATTGTTTCACCAGCTTCAAATTCAATCGACGGACTTTGACCGGGAATAACACGTTCAACAAATCCACGATTAACAAACGAAGGAAAAGCTAAGAACTTATGCGTGTTATAATCTGCAACAAGTTTCATAAACAGTTTCACATTCTTATAAATAGGATTTTTCTCATCATCACCAACGAGGAGATGTTTGAAATATTCAAAGAAAGCAAGATACTGTTCACAACGAACCTTTGCAGGAGCAGCATAATCGAGTCCCGGACACTTACCAGCATTAACCGGATAACCTTTAAGACCCTTAAACTGATTTGCGATATGACGAAGCTGTCCATATACCTGCTGAATAATATTAATAACAGCCTTTTCTTCAACAGGTTCGCCTTTCTTATTAAGAGTAGTAACCGGCTTAGCAGTAAATGTATAATAACGGTCTTTCGGATTTGCGTCAGTTTTACACTGCTTAAATTCGATAACAAGTACGGGGAATTTACAACCAGCATATTCCCATGTACTTTCGACACCTTTATCATCCAGCAGAGGTACTTCACGAATATCAATACGAACATCGTTAATCATACCCATACAAAGATTACCAAGTTCAGGGTCGGGCTTAAAAGCTAATCTCCGTTCAACAACCTCTTCTTCAAACATTAATGTTGTCGAACTAACTTTCGATTTACTTGTGTCTGCCATAATAATAATTAAAGTACTTTAAGTTATTAGACTAAAAAGAGGAGCTACTTATTCAATAACTCCTCTTTTTATAATGATAGCAAATGATAGATTTGTTAAATACTTTCAGGTATTAACAATTACAACTCGGCTTCCGGCTCGTTTTCGGGCTGCGGTTCCTCTGCCTGCTTCTCGTCCTCCAGCGTTACCTCTTTCGGGTCTACCAGCACATACACTTTCTCGTAGATAGTGTCATCAATCTGAACAGGAATAAACTCACCATTCTCGTCCTTAACTTCCTCAACACCATACTCAACTCGCTTGGTAGCAAGAACAGCAGTACACATCTTACCGTCACGGCCTTTCTGAGTTTCAACCTCTTCCATAAGACCCTTATCAGCAAGAACACGCTCACCTACGGGAGCAGCATCCTTATCCTGCATAAGCATCTGCGACCAAACACCAGCGTAATTAAACGACTGAGGACGACCAGTACCTTTCGTATTACCAGCACTTGCAAGTTTGCAACCCTCGCTACCTGCCGAAAGAGCAATAAAGAAACGCTCATTAATCGAATCAGCATTAGGCATAGCAAACATAACAACACGGTCGCCATGACCACAACCAATAAGTGCAGAAGCCGAAGCATTCATCGTAAACTTGTTCATACCACGAGCAGTAGTAATTGCCGGACGAATATCATTCGACGACTTCGTACCACGGTTTACAGCGGTCAGACCAGCAAGTTTAGCAGCAGAAAAAACAGACTTTTTCATAATTGTAATTTGTTTTAATTTATGAATATTTTATGAATGATAGATTAATGATAGATTTGCATTACTTTATTCTGTAACAGGAACTTCTTCAAATTCAGTATCTTCAGCTTGACGATTTGCAATAGATACAGCTTGATGTAATTCACTATCAACGTAAATTCCATTTAACTTATCGCTTGCAATAATTCTACCACCAAGCATGATAGACATTTTAATAAGATGAGTTTCCGGATGGGCGTTCCAATTAGCTTTACCTTTACTTTCAGTACCGTCAGATTTAGTACCAACATACAAACCTGCGTCAATAGCTTGTTGTAAAGTATAAGGTATTGCAATACTCTCATCACCACGAGTAAGTTCTACAAGAGCTCGACGAGTAGCATACCTAATAATTGGAATCTTACCTTCTTGTACTTGTTTATCAATATAATCAGCAGTATGACCATCATTAATTACAACAAAATCATCTTTCGTTTCTTTGTTATAATCAACAAGTTCATTTGCGAGTTCCTTTTTACAATATCTATATATATAAAAAGGTTTAGTTCCATCTTCAAGAATCTTACGTTTAATACCGGCATCCGTAAGGACTTTATTAACAACATGAATACCAGTATATACTATCTCTGCTTGAGAAGTACTAAAAACGTAAATGTTTTGCATAGCAGCCATAGGATTAAGTCCCATAGACCGCCCACGTTCAACTTTGATTGCTGCATCCCTATCAAGTGTCTTACCAAATGTAACACTTACCATAGGAGTAAAACCGAGTTCATTACCTAACAGCAAACATGTAACAATCGCACTCTTATTAACTACAAGTTCACTCGTTCCATCTTCTTTCTGAACTTGCTCCTTAAAACCCTTATTAAAAACAGGACTTTGAGCAATCCAATCTGCTAATGCTTCAGCTTGTTCAAATGAATTAATTTGATTAACAGCTAACGCAACACTTCCATTTTTATTTCTTGTATTAACAAGAGCACCACTCACATCTTCATCAGTCTTTTCGACTGGCTTCATTTGTGGTTTATCCATACGCAAATATAGTAATTATAATTGTACCACCAAAGAAAATAGCAAGAAATTAACCGAAAATTTCACTAATATCATTAACCCATATCGGAACATTCTCGGAATCTTGCTGACGCTGGATTAACTTCTGTTTGTCCCTTGACCTAACATCTTTATCACCAATTTTGAAATCATCAATGTAAAGATTAATAATAACACAATTCTTATTAGGGTTCATATAATTATAAGTCTTACCTCGTGCGACACGTTGTCCATGAGTATTAGAATTACAACTACCACCAGTCGTTATGACTTGTTCGATATTTTCTATCGTTAAACCCTCGTTAAGACTTTGTGCAGTAAATAAATATTTATAAGTACCATTCTTAATCCCTTCAATAGCTAACTTTTTAAGAGAAGTTTTACCTAATCGTTTAGGTTCACCATTCTTATAAGTATATGGAACACCAGTTTCAGGATTAATTACATACCTACTTTCAATAGCACTATGAAAAGGAATACCGTCTTTACTGAAATAATCAGCTAAATCAGTAACCATAGCTATTGATTCATTAAAACAGATAGTAGGAACGCTATTAGTTTTAAGAATTTCAATAACAGCATTAATTTTAGGTCTGTTATGAATTAAAATATCATTACGCTGTCTAACAAAGTCCTTAAACTTTTTAGCACGTTCGTAAATATTATCGGGATTCCAAAGATTATTAATTCGTTTATTATAATCATTATCGAGTGGCATATCACGAGTCCAACCCATTAATGAAGCTAACATATTACGAATAACAGTAGGTTTAATAAAAGTACTACTGCCATTTCTATCTTTATAATTATAACCAGTAAAAGATGCAAGAACTAATGCAAAATCACTGTCAAAAACTTTATTACGAAATTCTTGATTAATCACTTTATGTAATCCACCAAATGTTTCAAGAGTTTCAGAAATCATATCAGAATATTTAGCATATCTAATTTTGTCATGTTCATCAAGTTCAATAGCTAAATTATATTCTGTACTATTTGAAATCCAACCTTGCGATACAGCTTCAATTTCAGTAATTTTATCAATTACTGGAGCACCTAATTCATTAAGAATAGATAACTGATTTTTATTTAATGTAGAACCAGTAAGACATAGAATAAATTTATATTCTATATTCTTAATAGCTATGAGAGTTTCACCTTGTAATAACTTATGAACTTCATCAAGAATTAGTAAATCAACTTTAATAGGAAGTTTTCGTTCTATTTTAAGTTTATTTACATGATTAATAAGAGTATTACTACTCATTATATCAATCCATTGTTCTTTCGGACAAAATTCAGTAAGATTATCAGCAAGATTTTTAGTAGTTACAGCATTTGGAGCGATAGCCATAATTGTTCGATTAGGATTAGCTTTAACCAGCTTACCAACAATCATAGCAGCTACTCGTGTTTTTCCAAATCTCATTATAAGATTTAGAGTACCTCGACCTTTGGCATCACGCCATTTATTACAAGATATTTCTTGTCTTTCGTCTTTTGTCATACTCTAATATCTCCAATAAACAGTAGGAGCATTTTCACGTTTAAGTCTTTCAATACAATCCATAATATATTGTGTTAGCATTTCACAATTACCGAAGTGCATTTGAAAGAGCATTTCTTTTTGTAATTCCTCTACTGTTTTACCATAACAAATATCATCAAATTCGTGCATAATATATCAATCACAATCACGCTTTACAATACCACCATCATTAGTAATATATCTCCATTGATAACCATAAGCAGTTTTAGAATTACCTTTAGGAGTACAAGCCTTAACAATAGCGTAATAAGCGTGTTTAGGATTTGTTTTTTTTAGCTCAATAGTTAGAGCATTAGCAGCATCTTTAGTAGAAGCATAAGTAACTATATACTTTCCCTCTCTTGTAAACTTAGCTACACGCAAACCAATTCTATGATTTTTAACATTAGCTGGTTTAATATCAGCTATTGCAAGACCATCAACTTCATGATATACAAGGTCACCATTCATATTAGTATTTTATTAAAAAGTTAAATCATCTCCATTTTCTATTGCACGTTTATATTCTTCCTCACTTGAAAAACCATACATACCCCAGATAGTATTGTTAATAGGAATGTCATTAGCAGGATTAATAAACGATACATTGTCATCTTCAAAATCAACTTCAAACAAACCATCTTCTTCAGGACTTTCAATAGGCTCTAAATATTTATTATTAGACATAGCACCAAATAAATCACCTTGAACCGCAACCATACCAGCAGTTTTCTTATTTTTACCATATAGAATCTTAGCACATTCTTTTTTATAATAACTAAAATCTATATGATAATCATCTTCCTCAACATAATCATTAAAAGGACGAACACTACATTTAGCTACAATTCGATTAATTTTACTTGGTTTATTTTTATCAATTTTTATAATAGTTCCACTACAATAAGATACATCAGCAATATAGAAACGATTAGATTTTTGAAGTTCTTCATCATGAAGTTCACCGTTTACAATACTGCGATATATAATATTGAATTTAGCATCAGTCTTTTGACTAATACAATAATCATAAATAGCTTCTTTGCTACTATGAATATGATTTTCTATTGTATCAGTATAAGGAACATTATATAAAAGAAATAGGTTAAGAGCTTTTGGAACAACTGGATAAGCATAACCTTTATTAAAAGCAATAGTTTCAATAAAAAGACCTTTACGTTTAATATAAATATCTTCAAGTTCAGCTATTGCTTCTGGCGTTTTATCAATCAATTTATCATAAGCATCTTGAAAACCTTCTTTAACAGCAATATAATTATTTACATCATTACGAAGATATTTTTCATAATTAGTAAATTCAAGTTCAAAATTGTTATATTCTTGCCACCAATCACAACAAGCTTTATAATCAGCTTCTTGTTCAGGTTTAATGATACAAACAATACCATCAGTATTAGCAGATATAACTTTAATACCTTTGAGTTCCAATGCTTCAATAAGCATTAAAAGACAAAGTTGTAGATTTATAGTAACTTTATAAGTACATTTAGGGTCATAAAGATAATCATTTATATCTCTAAATGCACCATACATTCTGTTGATAGCAATCTTAAGACCTTCAGCCTTAATTTTATGACGTTTACTTTCTGCTAATAATTCATGATATTTAGTATTTAATTCTTCAGCATCAACTCGATTTTGATTTTTAGCAATTTGATATTCATTTAATACTTTCTTAGCTTCTTTCATTAATTTACTGCTAAGATGTTTAGCTTCAATTCGACTATCTTTTGTATAACCGACAGTAGCTCTGAAAGGATTTCTTTCAAGATGTTCGGGATAAACATCATAACTAAGAATACCATTAGGATAGAAACTACTAACATCCGCATCACGTAAACTAAATCCATCTGCAATTATTAAACCCGGTTTATCTTGACTATGTAAACCACCTAAAGCCATAGTATATACCGCATCACCAAATTGAAATTCGTGCTTAAATTTATCTTCATCTTTTGTACTACCTACAACAATAGTAGATTGTGCAACAGTACGAAGTAAATCATTAAGAATTTTAGTTTGAAATTTAAGTTTAGGACTTAATATACTGGAAACTTTAATTTTCCATCTATCAGTCTTAGTATCCATGAAATCCTTTCTATCAATACCGCTAAACTTCTCATAAAGAGATGTAGTAATAGCTTTACCAATAGAACTTCTTGACATATTACGGACATCAATTCCAAACTCTTCAGATATATCTTCTCGTAGTTCAATTTCAGCCTTTTGACTACGTTCCAGTTCTAATGTAATAAGAACATCATTTACATTATAATCACAAATATCATAAATATCCTCTTCTCTAATTCTACAATTATAAGCAATCGGTAGATTCTGAATACGATACCATTTTAAGCAAATAGCAACTTGTTTAAGACTGGTATAAGTCTTATCAAGATAAAGAATCTTTTGAATATCATAATCAGTAAAAGGACGTTTATAATATTTCTTGAAATTAAGTAAACGACTATATCCTTTACCAAAATCTACACAAGCGCAACTATGGTCATATAGAATTTGTGTAATATGTTTACCCTCTTTCTTATTAAAACCTTTTACATCAAGATATTTATAATTATTAATAAAAATATCCAACATAATTTTATCATAATTATTACTGTTATAACCAGTAAGAATTTTATGTTGAATAAAGAAATCCATAATAAGTGGCCCATCATTTCTCCACTTACCAGTAGTATAATCAATCCAAATAACAAATTGTTTAGCACCCATTGCTAACAACAATTTTGCCTTTGCTTCTTTCAATTCTTCAAGATTACCTTCTTTACCATTTTTAATAGCAAGACATCTTATATCAACAGCTTTATAAACGTCGATAAGTTTTTGGTCTGCTGTTTTAGGTATAAAAGTAACTTCAAATAGATTAGGATATATCTCTACATCATATTCATAAGCATTATTCATAATAACACTACTTTATCTGTAATAACGATATTCTTTACATAATTCAGCAAATATGTCACTAATTAGATTAAAAGATTTAACATATTCTGAATAACATTTGTTACGCATAATATAGGCTGGTGAATATATAGGAATTAGTATAGCATCATTAAACCTAACTGGTTTATTAACAACTGATGCCATACTTTTATATTTTTCTTCTTTAAGGAACTGATAAACAAATTGTCCAACAGCAACAATAATTGTAGGTTTATATTTCCTAATAGTTGCTATAAAATTTGGATAACAAGTTTCAGCATAATGTTCAGTTGGTTCAGCACAAACGCACTGAATAAGAGTTGATTTAATAGTCCAAGCAGTTAGTTTATAATCATTAATGAATTGACTAACTATTTTAGTTGAACGACCATTAAATATAGTTTGAGTTTTATAATCTGTAATAGTTGGTGTATCACCAACAAACATAATAGTACGCCTCAAAGTGGGCGTGCAACCTGCTCCCCCACCGGGTATTCGTCGATTAGCAATAGATAAATAACATCTTTCACAAGCATTACACATAATATTAATACTATTAAAAATATCAGATGAAACAGTCTGATTAATAAGATTATGTTTAATACTTCATAATAACACTTTTGCGAGCACGAGATAGAGCTACATACATAAGTTTATTACGAATATCGATATCATTTTCTCTACGACCAAATCTCGTATTTTGGAAAACAATATCTGTCAAATCTATTGCTACATTATCGAAAGTAGAACCTTGTGTTTTATGAACAGTCATAGAATAACCATAATCTATGTCTTTATTAATCCACTTGGTTCCTTGAATAGTTTCAATACTGAATTTAAGATTTGTTAAAAAACGATTCTTAAACTTATAATAAACATACCAACCATGTTGAACACGATTAGCAGCTCTATTATAAAGATGTGTTAGAATTTCCTTATATTTAAGAAATGAAGCATCTTTTGTATCTACGATAAGAAATGGTTGAGTTATATGACCATCATACATAGATTTAAGATTAACAGCAAATGTTTTAATACCTTCGTCACTAATATAAGGTCTAATATCTTCAAGAATATAGTCTTCACTATTTAAAATAATTGGTTCCTTAAACTCATCAACAATAGTATTATAAGATAACACCAAATCGTTAATATGAATTATATCAGCATCTTTACCAACTATACTATTACGAACAATACTATTCCAATCAGAAACAGCTTTATTCGTATAAGCAGTAATTCTAAAATGGTCTATATTCTTATGAAATGTATCTGAATTAAATTCATCAATAAGTCTTTGATTAAACATAGCTCGTGGAATAATTTCATAACCAATTCCATCTTGTATATTAGACCTATTTCGAACTATATAATTCAGAAAAGTATTTGTTTGATTTTTAATATCATCTCTTAAAAGACTAAATAGTTCAAGAAGAGGATTACCTTCTTCTTGCCGTACAATATCAGTAAGAACAACTTTATTCTTAACAGTAGCAAATGTTAAAGATATTTCTTCATTTACAGGTGGTAACTGAAGAGAATCACCAACATAAAGAATCTTAACATTATAAGTAGTAGCACGATTTCGATTAAGTTGGAATAAATCCTTATTAATCATAGAACATTCATCAATCACAACAAGATTATAATTTTGTATCTTGCTTGGATTAAGAGGGTCAAATTGAGGATTCTCAATATCAAAATTCTGTAAATCAATATTAGGTTTAAGACCATGCAAACTATGCAAAGTCATACCTTTTCTACCTACTTGAGATTCAAGAACTCGAAGAGCTTTATGTGTAGGAGCTGTAACAGTATAAGACTTATTAACAATATTATCAAGAAAATATCGAAGAATATAAGTATTATGAGTTATAATAAAATCTTTTGTTACAAAAAGTTTATCATTACCTTCTACTGCAATACATGTAGTATCAGATTCATAATCTAATTTAACAATAGATTTAATATAAATATGGTCATTATATTTAGTAATTTTAGACTTATAAGAATTATATTTGTTCAAATGCTTTTTACTACTAAAAATAATATCATTTGTTAAGATATGAATGTTATAACAAATATTAGTATCACGTTTATCTTCATATACTGTAACAATATATCCTAAACTCCTGCAAAGATATATAAAATCATCTTTAAGTTGTTTAGAAACAGTACTAAAACTAAATCTATTCTTTTGACCTACATAACCATCAGAATCCATTAAACCTTTAAGGAGTTCTTGTCTCTGTTCAATAGAACTTTCAAGATATTCAGTAGGAATATATTTATCAATAGATTTACATAATAAATTATAATCTTTTAATTTATCATTAATTATTTCAACATCACCATTAAATATAATATTAGTATAATTTTTATCAGAATGCCATCTATAATCAGCATTATCTAATAATTTAGCAACTTTTATAATAATATCTTCTTCATCAGAAGAAATTTCAATTTGATTTCTATAATTAACATATTGAGTTGTAAGACAACCATCACCAAGCAATATACCTAAAACATAAGGTGGTATATTAAATAATTTATAATTACCAATAATAGGAGCTACTGGAATAGCATATTTATATCCTATTTTATCAGTATATAAATTATCAGAATCATTAAACAATTCTAACGTAGAGATAGTTTTAGAATATCTTAAATTATCACCACTTATTCTATGATAATTTTGCAACATTCTTTTAGTACGAATTTGCCATAAATGATTCTCATCACATATAATAGTTCGTCCATCACTAAAAGTAATTTCATATAAAGGTCTTTTACCTTGAGGATATACACCTTTTACCTTTTGAAAACCTTCATACGGAGTAGCAACTAAATCTCCAATTTTAAGAGATTCAATAGAAGTCCAACCTTTGTTTGTAAGAACTGGAGTACCATTTAATAAAGCTTTGCCCGTACCAGCATAACCTTCAAGTGTACATTCAAGTTCATTACTAAAATACCAATCAGATAGTTTGTCGATAGCCTGCTGTTGTCCCGGATATAATTGCGAATAATCGCCCGTGGCGGCCTGTTTTGGCCTCGCTGACGGCTTATTTTTGTTTACCTTAACACTTGTAAGGTCTTTCAATTTATCTGCGTCCATATCGGCTAAAATGCAGTGTTTTGGATATACTCAAATGCCTTACTAATAAGGATTTCATAATGATTATTACTTATTTTATAAGTTTCAGGAGTAGGACAAACAAATATTACATCTTGTTTGTCAGTAGTTCGATTAACATAAGCTCTAACACCCATAACATTAGGGGTTGTAATCATAACAATATCGTAGTTCTGTAACAAAAACTCGAATATTATTATGAATTGTAGCGATAGGTCTAACTTTGTAAAAAAGTATCCGGGGTCATACCCTCGTTTCTTCAAATATTGAAGTAATTCCGGCATGACCACCGAATACTCTTTAATTGCGTCGAGAAGCATAATATTTTGGACTTAATCTTTTGAAAACTTTTTCGTTTCGATTATTAATACGTTCCATATCAAGTTTTCCTACTCCATTTTCAAGAGTAATCCAAATCTTCATTTTAGGAACAATAAGTTGCCAATACTTTTTCAAGTTTTCAATATCAGCTTCAGCAGTACTAAAAGGACGAATCGTGAACCAATCCCAATGTTCATTATCAGGTGTGCTAAATGCAAATGTAGCTTTCTGATAATCCTCATCTGTTATATCAATAGGATAACGTTCATTATCGACAATTCCATAAAACTTATTATCATAAAAAAACACCTCACACTTTATAGCATGAGGTGTCATATTTGAAGTTTTACTTCTTGTTCGATTAGTTGAATCTCTATTGATATTAGCTTTCTTTACAGGAACAAGTCCTTTAAGTTTACTAAAATCCATTTACCGACCACAACGAGAACATAAAGTATGAAGCATCTGTATAGTATTGTCATTATGAAGTTTTGTAAAATCTTCACGTTTACACTTAACAACAGTACCACTGGTATTAAGTTTAATTTGGAACCAATGAGAATCTTTGTCAAACTTCGTAACAACACCAACTCTATCATCACGAGAATAAAGCTGATACCTGTCTACAACAGAAAGACTTGAAATCTCAACAACTTCATCAACAACAGTACGAGTAAGAATAGTTTCAAATGCACCTTCATATCTGACTTTTACACCAGCGAACAGTGCATCACGAAGCGTTTTATATTTTCTATCCTCTTCGGGAACATCATCTCCATAAGGAATCGTATCATACAAACCGCGAATGATTCCACTAAAATCACTATGAATAATTGAATAAGTTTTTGTAATAACTTTATCCTCTTGTTCAGTAGTAACTTCACCGATAAGTTTTGCAACTTTCTTAGAAGCATCAGCAATAGATAATATTTTACCATTATCAAGATAGACTTCGCTACGTTGAGGTACAACCTTTTTAACAGTAGAAAATTCACCTTCGTCAAGAATAAAATATCCAGCACGAGGTTTGGTTTCAATAGTAATAACTTTTAAGTCAAATGTCATAGCACTTATGAAATTTTAATTTGTTTAACTTTTACTTCCATTTCTAATTGTCTTTCTACTTTATCTTTACAAAGTTGAGCTAAATAATTAACATTATCATTGTAAAGAACAGTATCACGTTTTAGGGCTACTTCAAGACTATCGGTAATAGATTTACCACAATAATCTATTTCGTATTCAACTTTAACCCTAACTATATGTGTAGCAGGAGTTAATTGACTTTCTAATATCCAATAATTTTTAGTACCAATTTTAACTAATACTTTAAGTTCATTGGATGAATTATCAACATCAATAACACGACCATATCTACCTTTACTGGTTACGACTTGTTGGCCTACGTTTATCATTCTTCTTATTATAATTTTGATTGTTATCTTCTCGAAGATTTCTATTAGGTTTAGACCTTCTCTTATCTCCGTTATCTTTCGGATTAAGATATTTGTCTATCTGATTAGCATTGAGTTTAGGCATAAACTATTTACGACTAATAAAAGTTAAACAATCATTTGTTTGATATACACTTTCTGTAATCATAGTTTTAGTTTTATCACATTCATAATAAGTCTTTCGTTCAGTTCGTGACTTATACGAAGTCTTACTTTTACAATACTTACAAGCTCTACAACTATGAACTTGTATAATAGGTTGCTTACTCATACCATAATGTTAGATAGTTTTAATTTGTATTTAATTAAGAGTTAATTTAGTAGCAATTTAAGTCGGCTTCGCTGCTGGGCTTCGCCCAGCGCTCCGCTACCCGGTGGGGGAGAGGGTTGGACGCCCACTTGTCGCGCGTATTTCGTCATTATTAAAAAGACAAGAACGAGGAGTACTCTCGTTTCTTGTTCGTTGCTCGTCAGCACTAACAACAGCATTACTAAATGAACGTGTTGAAACTCACATAATATTATTCCGCTTGGCGCCAGCGTTAGTCTTATGAGTATCCATAAGTACTGTCACGTTTTTAACTCACAGATTTTTGACAGCTTTGTCTGCAAGATTGTGTACTCGGATTGGTACACTCGTGTCCATCATTTGGACACTTGTAGCGAAAGCGGGAGTTGAACCCGCACGACCATTACTGGTCACAGGATTTTAAGTCCGGCGTGTCTACCAGTTCCACCATTTCGCCTTAAACCTATTATTTAATTCACATTTGAATCTTTTGTAGGAGTAATAGCTTTAACAACTATTTGTCTATCAAGCTCAGCATCTGCTAATGTTTTAGCTATAATAGGAATTGAAACTCCATTAGCATACATGATTGTAAAATAATACGGATACAATTTAGCATGAGGATTGTTGTCATTAGCCATAAGAACTTTACTAACAACAATAATCGGAAGAGCAAAATCATTAGCTAAAACAGTTCCAGAAGGTAGAGTGATTAAAGTCATAATATTATATATTAGATTAGAATTTACATGAAAAAGAGTACCACTATTATCACAACAGAAGTACTCCGAGATGTCCATTTCAAAACATCAACATTTGGAACACAACAATCCCAATGTGAGCCGTGTGTAGGATTCGAACCTACAACCTGCTGATTACAAGTCAGCTGCTCTACCATTAAAGCTAACACGGCGTAATTATAGATAATCAGCTGGACTTACACCAGCCTAAAATACAGTTAAGCCTCGACTTACTGCATCACCAACCAATCCATTGGGTGCATTTATATCTCTGCCATGATTATCTATAATAGTTGAACTATCAGGATTCGAACCTGAAATCTAAGAACCAAAATCTTATGTGTTACCATTACACCATAGTTCAAGAAAACAAGTTGTAAAAATAGTAGTTTAATACTGGATTGCCTATCGAGGATTTCTACTCATTACATATTTTATTATGATAATGTATTTACAACTTGTTGTATTAATTTGTTACTTATTATTTTTGTGAATAAGCGTTACACGATATACCGGCCGGCATTTATTACGTTCATCACCACCGACTACGATAGTTTGAACATGACTGATTTTGCGACCTTTTCCCATTTTACCAACTTTATTATTTTCGTTAGCACGAGGGATAATGTAAGGCATAGTTCTTGTGTTTGTTTGTTTATTATTTATGATTCAAATATAATAATTATATATGGTATGACCAAACAAATCTTAAAATTTATTTTGCATCATCATATATAATAGTGAGTGAACCATCAGATTCCTCACGAGCTTTAATTTTATTAATAACTTGATTAATGACAATAGTTGCAATAGCCATTTTGTCTTTTTCCAATATTACAGGACAATAATCAATTAGTTTACGATAAATATATTCAATTTGTTTCTTAAATATACTTGTAACTTCAGGTTCAAATCTATGAATATTATCGTAAACCTTTTGATTAATAACAAATAGGATATATAACTGTTTATCATCAAAAACAAGTCTATCTTCGATTTCTTTAACAACATCCAAAACCATTTGACCAGCATCTTGCTGACTTGTTTTGAAACAATTAATATTATCACAATTAATTCTATCGAGAACTTCTCGAACGATATTATAATAATACTTGGTTGAATGTCGATAACGTTTACCAAAGATATTAACAACTTCTTCAAGAGCAAAGAACATAATATAACAATATATCATCGTCAGATTTGTCATCAGAATAATATCATTATATATGCCTCTTTTCTTAAAATCTTTTTCTTGTTCAGCAGTCATATTTAGCTAATCTGATTTTTTCGCAGCTCTAATGACTTTAATTAAACATATTGTTGCAACAATCATAATAAGAATGATATTTCCAGTATTCTTTTCAGTTTTATAATTATCTGCATGAATACTATTATATTCAGTAACTGTCATAGGCCTAATAGCAGATAATGAACGACCTCGTAAATGTTCCGGTTCCACACTTGGAAATACTATATCAGCACCAACACCCGCAGGAGCATTTTCGACACGAGTCATTGTTGGATTAGGGTCTTCGAACTGAATAACACAATCTTCTAAATTTGGCATATTTTACATGACATAAATAACAATTCGAGTAATATAAGTTTGTCTTTCAGTAGGATTAGTTTCAGTTTTAAGAATATATTCTTTTCGACGAACTATATATCGAACATTATTAATTTCAATATAATCGTCACGACTAACATTAATATCACCTTGTATAGGTAAATTAATAATAGTTCCTTTTGTTTCAGATATAATTTCACATAACATGATTATCTGTATTGATTAGTTAAACTTATGTTCTTTGATTATTTGAGCTTTTGCTCTATCAATCACTTTAACAACTCTGTAAACTCTTTTAAGAACATCTTTCTCATTTTCTTGTTTACAGAGTTCAATAGCACTATTAAATTCATCCTCGATAAGAGATTTGTTCTTAATAGGAAATCTCATTGAATTAGTATAATGATAACCTTCAATGTAAATTTCATATCGAAAAATATCCTTATTAGAAAGTTTAATAATATCAACATCAACTTTCATATTAGTAACAGTATTAGCGTCACGAGTGGGCGTCCAACCCACTCTCCCACCGGGGAGCGGAGCGGCTGGGCGTAGCCCAGCTGCGTAGCCCTCTCCAGTTGCAACTTATTTTTTGTTAGCTTTTCTATAAGCATCACGAAATTCTCGAACAGTATCAGCGAACGATTTACGATAAATACGCTGACGTTCTTTACAATAGTAAACGATTTGTGCGATACCGTTTACTTCTTTAACAGATACAATTAGTTTAGCAGTCATATGATTAACAGTTTATACTCCAATAGCAATACCAGTTAGGAAAGCTAATGAAATAATTATATAAATAATACCAGTGAGAGTTTTTGATTCATCACCGTCAATACATTTGCAAAAGCCTATTAGACCTATTAAACTCCAAAAGACTATTGCTATTATTTTCCATATCATAAATTAATATTGATTATGAATCATTGTATTAATTTTACAAGTATCTTCAAGATAATCAAGATATTTATGATATGAACTTTCACTTGTAAAACGATAAGAATACTGATTATGGTCTGTTTTAATATCAACAAGATGTCCATTATCATCTAAATAAATAGACTCAATAGAATACTTATTAATATAAACATCCCCCAAACATACAAAACCATCTTGAATATCATCATTAATAGTTTTATCAACTGCTCTATCTTTGGCCTTATTATAGGTATAAGTAATAGCGGAAATAATAAAGCAAATGATGATACAGATGCAAGGAAGAAAAAACATGCTGTTAGACATAATTGAATTATTGTTAAAATTTATAATGTAAAATGTGCTATAACTTGACCAATCAGTAAGAATAATAGTACGAGAGATACTATTTTGATATTTTTATTTACTGATTTGAATGTTGATATTTCTCGTTGAAGTTTACTAATATAAGACGATTGTCTTTCAAGTCGGTCATTTAATTCTTCATTACGAGATATGAGAGCTTGTACTTTTTCTGATATTTCACGAGTTTGTTCTGTTGCTTCTTCAATAATTTTAGATTTTCGTAAACTAAGAAGTCTTACTTCTACATATTGAAGAATAAATTCTCGTGATGTTGTACCTAATGCAGATGTTTCTATCGAACTAAGTATATCATAAATATCTTCGATAGCTAATGTAGGAAATTTCTTAATTAATGCCATCATATCAGGCATTGTAATACTACCCATACCTGCAACGATTGTACGTTCTAATGCAGATATTTTTCGTTTAGGAGATTCTGTTGTGTTCATAGTTGATTAAATTAATGAAATGAGATATTTTGCAAGTAATACAATCCAATATCCTGCGAATAAGAATATTAGAAATGATGCTTGTAGTTTTTCTGTTAGTGTAAATTCTGATTCACCAGTTATGTCTACTGAATTTCCTACTGTTAATTTAACAAATAAATAGGAAATAATAAATCCAATGATAGCACAAGTCATGATAATAATGATGTTAAAATTAATATAATTGATAATAAAGATAAGTAATATAAAAGTAAAGAATAAATAATTACAATTAATATTTCATCAAGTACTTTGCTGCGTGTACTTGTTCTA